CAGCAGCAAAGGCACCAGCACCAGCAGCCCCAGCAGCAAAGGCACCAGCAGCAGCAGCAGCAGCAGGAGCACCAGCACCAGCAGGACGAGCACCACCCCCGCGGGGGCGCCCACAAAACCGAACGCGCCGCGAGGGGTCCTCAGGGGCAAGGCTGAATGTTACCCAGAGGCGTAGAGCATCTTCAGTACCGGCGCCAGCACCTCTAGCACCTCTAGCACCAGCACCAGCACCAGCACCAGCACCAGCACCAGCACCAGCACCAGCGGCAGCACCAGCACCAGCACCAGCAGCAGCACCAGCGGTAGCGGCAGCGGCAGCACCAGCACCAGCACCAGCACCAGCACCTCTAGCCCCTGCACGACCCCCCGCAGCAACAGCACCAGCAGCGGTGGGGCGCTCAGGAACTCCTCCAGGAACACCAAGAGGAGCACCTGTAGTTAGCAGCACAACAGTAGCAGAGGGTGATAACACCCTTGATATCATAACACCAAAGGGATCTTTTACCATTGGTCATCCTGATAATAAGGAAGTACAAGACCGCTGGCACAGGGGGCAATACACTAAAAATGAGCAGGAATATTTAGAAAAAAATGGATTTAAGATTCCTGCTGCCGAGATTGAAAAAATTCTGCTTACTGCACAATGTGATACTGAACCTGATTCAGAAATGAATCCTGATTGCGAAGGGAGACGTTCCTTTGCTGCCTATGCCTATTCCTTGAAACTTGCAGGAATACAGGCAAGAAATCAGGCAAGGATTATTCCTGCACGAACATAGTCCACGGAAGGTAAAAAGAATGGATTTACAGGGACAGCATCTTCTGGCTAAAGGTAAGTTAAAAAAGATAATTTAATATCATAGCATGATATTAAATTAATCTGTTAAAGAGTTTTACATCTACTAGTTTGGTTTGAAGTGTTTCTAAACGTATTTATCTGGTAAAGCCCACAGTTTATCTGGCGAAGCCGACTGTTTATCTGGGGAAGCCCACCAGGTTGGCGCCAATACCGAAGCCGGCACCCTGGCGAGCGGTGACCCCAATGCCGGGCGTGAACGTGTCAAGCAGGGCAAAGGTGGCAAAGGCGGCCACACCAATGGTCATGATCTCACCAAAGTTGGGCTTCTTGGGGTTGAGAACCAGCACGGCCACGAAGGCCACCACCAGGCCCTCAATCAGATACTTGAGAACAGAAGTGAGAACGTCACCCATCTGCATGTTCATTGCTTATACCTATTCTTTAGAAAAAATTCTGTTTCTAAAGGATACTTTAAGACGAAGGGATATGAAGATCAGAACCCCATGAGCCAAGTGAAGGAGGACTTTTTAGAGGAGGATCCCGAGATTCGCAGCCAGAAGTTTGTACTTCTGTCATTCCTGAGCCCCGAGAATGTACTCGAGCAGAAGGACCACTTTTTCTTCGGAGAGTTCCTCAAGCAGTACGAGGTCGACTATAAGATTAGGAACCTGGAGACCTTCCTGGTAAATCTTGTCCGGAGAATCAACGATGGCCTGACAAAGGAGGGCGAGCGCCTGGACGCTCTCGGCCCCGATCTCAGCGGTGCGGCCTCGCACTGCCGTAAGTCTAGGCTGAACATGGGCAACATTCTGGAGACGTACCAGACCTACGTGAAGGAGAATGATGCTGCCATCAAGAAGACCAAGATTAAGGACGACTATGAGGCGTTCATGTTCAAGAATCAGTCCACCCTGGAGGACGAGTTCTTCAAGAAGAACGAGTTCAGGACGTCGATTCGGGGGCTAAAGGTCCGGGGTGTTACTGGGACGCACGGAGAGGCAGTGATCCTTTCCAAGAAACTCCAGCGTAGCGATCCTATCCATAATATCTTTGTGGGTGAGGTCGGGAAGTGGCTTCCTTGGGATCCTAAGCCCAGCCAGGTCCAGGACCAGGAATACGCGGAGGATCAACTGAACTCCCTCATGAAGAACTACAAGAACAACGAGGAGGCTCGTGAGAAGTTCATTAGCGAGGAGCGCAAGGAACTCACCCGTGGGGCCAAGAAGAATGACTTCCTCCCTGCCGAGATGAGTGCACCTGGTGTAGCGCCTGGTGAACTTGGTGCACAGGAGAAGTCAGGGAGTGATGGGTGGGGCTCCATGTTCGAGGGGCCTGCAGACCTGGCGATGGAGCGTAAGAAGGCTGTCACGATGACGGTGGTGGACATGTCTGGGAATTCTTTACCTGGTGCTAAGTCTTCGGATACCACTGACTAAAGATAAACATGAACCATGGTGGTTAATGTTTAGTCTACTATACATATTTATGCGCGTCTCTTACGGGTTGCCTGTGGCTTACGGGTTGCCTGTGGCTTTGTACGTGTATTTCTAAGATAGGATAAATTGCTCAGAACACGACGAGTATTAAAGCGTTTGATATCTTCAAGATTTATCTTGAAGTCATTAATCAAATGCTTTATTACGCGAACCACCTTGTCATGCGTCTTCGTTAAGTCTGTCCGCTGTTCCTTGTACCTGGGATCCTTGACTAATTCTAAGAGGGCATCGCGTAAGTGTACCATTCCATTTACCTTTGACTGGGCATAGGCATACTGAATATCGGGATCCTTTGTGCCAATTAAGTAGCCCACTTGTTGAAGTTCATTCTTAGCCCATGACATGACTCCTTTTACAGTCATGTCATACTTCTTGGAAGACATTCTACCGTCAACCTTTAAAATAAAATGCCCCCCCTTTCAGGGGGCTTCCTTTTTATTTTAAAGTGATGACAGCATTGCCGATACTCTTAGTTTAAGACTCCTTTGGGAGTTCTTAAACTAAGATTTTACGGTACTAAGGTCAGAGATACATTACCGGAGATACATTACAGAGGGAGTTCTCCAATCTGATTTAACGCAGGGGCATCGGTTGCCACATAGGTGGGCTTGCACGAATCCTTCTGGCAGAAGGTTCCCTCGGGGCAAGGAGTAGCAGTGCGCTTGCAGGGGGCATTGATTCCATCGCATTCTGGCGCGCTGCAAGAGGACATATCCTTAACCCCCACATTTAGCGCAGACACAAAGCCCTCAGAGCAAAAGCCGTTAGAGCACTTTTGTCCAACGGGGCACATGTTATTCCCCATGCAGGGCAGTCTGGCAGTCCCACTTACCGGACCCCTGATTACGTAGGTCGCCGGCTTCATAAATTGATAGACCGCGAAAACAACGACAACCGCGAGTAAGGCATATCCAATCATTTTGACATTCGTATCCTTTAATGCCGTAGCCATTCTTCTGACAAGAACATAGATTTTTAGAGAGATGGGTTTAGGGGGAGATGAGTTTATAGAGAAATTAGTTTAGAGGGGAGCGCCAGTCTGACCCTCCATAGGTAAGACAGGTAGTTCATTTCTAGGAAGCCCTGGCTTATCAGGTCTAGCGCAGACGCCATTTATGCACGCATGCCCTTCGGGGCAATTAGGCATATCGACTCCGCACATTTGCGCGGCCATTCCCGCCTGGAAGCCCTCAGAAAATCCGGCATGGGCCAGCATTATCGCAGCAAGTCCGACGATTAATAAAAATACCATCCAAGGCTGCACAGAGAACATTCTATCTATTCTAAGGTTTTTTTCTACCTAACGCAATCGAAGGCGGGTTCTTGACCGAGACCTTGGTCTCGCCAGTTTATCGGCCCGCGCATTCGCCTCGGTAAACAGCCGTACATTATGATCGATCATTTCTTGAATCACCGCGTTCCCCCTGAGTAGAATTTGGTTGTTCTTATGCTCGATATACAAATAGGTCATGATAAAGCATATAGTACTTGCCACGAGCATGCTGGTGCAAATGTGCTCTCGCTTGATAAGAGTGTCACTATGCAAGACTAGGTAATATATACTCTTGATTACATCTCTTTGACTATAGTACGATGGGCTTGCACTTGTTAACATGTAATACATGTAAATAAGTACATTAGCAGCGGGAACAACACATGCTGCTGTGACTGTGCTAAGAATAAGAACAGGTGCCTTGAACAGCCAGGTCCAGGCGATTAGGGGAATCATTGCTCCGAGGGGAATACTCAGAAGAGCCCAGGAGTAGTTAATAGGGGTTGCATAGGTATGCAAGATGGACTGTTGAATGTCATGTAGGGATATAATACTACGCATGCTTACTGGTCGATGTGTGGAGCCGTTCATTTTTTATTCAGGCGTCGTTTTTCTAAGTGAGGCCTATTCAGGCGTCGCTTTTCTAAGTGAGGCCTATTCAGGCATTGCTTTTCTAAGTGAGGCCTATTCAGGCGTCGCTTCATTCATGGCTCTCCCCTTTGCTACGACCCTTTTCTTGTAATTCTTCCTGTGACGGCGTGTTACATTGGCGCGAACTGCGCTTGCTCGCACTCTCGCCGTTGCTTTTCTCTTAAGCCCTAGTCCAGATCTAGAACTAGATCTAGACCGCGCCTTTTGTGCGCGACGTGTATTAAATGTCCCTTCAGAGGCATTTACTCGCTGGGCACTAGTTAATTGTCTTCGAGGCAATCTAGCAATGCGGCAGTAGCGGATATACATAGCAGAGAGGAATTTTAGAGCCCTGCATTCTTTAATCTGTTCACCTTCAAGAGTTAATCCGCCGAGAGGGGTTTGTAGAGGCGCAGCAGGCGCAGCCACAGCAGCATCCTCCGCAGCAATCTCAAGTCGTAACAGGTCCTTCTGTATCTTCTTAAGTCGCTCTCCCATTCCAGCCTGGAGAGTCTGAAGAGAAGAAACGCGCATGTCAATTTCTGCTCGTGTCCCTTGATGCACTGTGAGTAGACCCTGTAGTTGGGAGATTCTCTGATCAACCCCTGCAATCTTTTTTCCAAGTTCAGCCTGCTGCTCAAGGGCCGTAACAATGAACCGGTTTGCATCCTGCTCCTTCAGACGCTCTGCCTGATTTGTGGCACGTTGGCCTCCTAGGACCTGTTCCCTGTACTGTGATACAAAGGCGCGTCTGGCATTAATTTCCTGAGTCAGACTTGCGCCTGCAGCAGCCATCTGTTGTCTTACAGTCATACCCCGTTGGATTTCTTGCTGTAGGGCTTGCTCCCTTCGAGTATAGTCTGCGACTGCCGTCTGTAAAAACGTGCGGTACACGCCACCCCCATTTCCTAAGAGATATTCAAAGGTGCTAAAAAAGGTAGGTGTCTGATGCTCCTGCTTGGCCACTTCTGCACAGATATTCTGTGCTGCTGTACTGACAAAGCACTCTCTGAATCCATCGGCGAAGCATAGTACATTGCATAAGGAATCAACATGCGATGTTTCGACAAGAGGAGTTGCCAGTTCGGCTACTGCAGCAGAGGGTGCTGCGGCTCCTCCTGCAGCAGCGACAGTGGCAGTGACCCTGGCAGTAGAAGGCGCACTACGATTCTTTCCACTAAACATGCTTACGCCCTCTAGCCTACTAGTACCACGACTCCTGATTGAAGAATAGCAGCAAATAGCATAGTCTGATCCACTCACTGTTGCCCATACTGGCTTTCCTTTTACATGTTCCTGAAATACTCCAACCTTGCTATTTGCAGTATACCATGTCGATCCACGTTTTACATACGCAATTGATCCATTGGATTTGACTAAGACTACAGCAGTTAGGTACTTGTCTCCCTTTACATCGGAGAAGGTCTCTTGGGCAACTCCGAGCCTATTATCCACCCCTTCCATGACACCACGGTTAGAAGAGTTTACAGTATTCAGCCTATTAGGGTGAACTAGGGTAAAGTCCAAGACACTCTTAGTATAGGGTACTTGAGTATTACCTAAATTCATTAACATAGCCTCTTCTAGCACTTCGCAGAGTGATGCTGCATTTCCTTCGGCGTTATCGCTTAACTTAAGCAGTTTAGTTATATTTGCCGATAGGCTCGTTGGAGAAGTATTGCGTAGCGCTACAGGTGCAGCCACAGGTGCAGCGGCTACAGGTGCAGGTTGCTGGAACTGACCTTGGGAGAACTGTTTAAGGAGGGTTTCTTGACTAGGCTGCACATAGGGAGCATAGCCAGCGGGTAAGGTTAACTGTATAGGCGCAGCAGGCGCAGCCACAGGTGCAGCCACAGGTGCAGCCACAGCGGGAGCAGCAGCCACAGGTGCAGCCACAGGTGCAGCCACAGGAGCAGCCACAGCGGGAGCAGCAGCCACAGGAGCAGCCACAGGTGCAGCCACAGGTGCAGCCGCGGGAGCAGCAGCAGGTGCAGCAGCAGGAGCGGGAGAAGAACTAACAGAAGGTGCAGGAGAGGGAGTGGGTGAAGCAGCCACAGGTGCAGCGGCTACAGGGGCTGAAGGAGGTGCAGGTGCAGCGGCGGCTACAGGAGAAGGAGTGGCTGAAACAGGCGCAGCAGCAGGTGTAGCAAGAGCCTTCTTACCCTTTCCCTTCTTTCCACTGGATTCAGGAACAGCCTCCTCTTTTTCTTTTTTATCCTTTCCCTTCTTTCCAGACATCTACACTACAGTGATATTTTAGCCGGATACTGCTACTGTGCCTTCCTTACCTTGATCTCAGGCCCCCTCAATTTAATTGCATTAGATGACTCATATTTATTCACTTCCGCATCCTCCGCCTCCTTATAATGCGCCGCACTATGACTCCAGAATTCCGGTAAACCAATACGGAAATCTCCATGTATTTCCGCCTTGTACCAATAAATGATATCCTCAATCTTGTTACTCTGTGTATTGTTACTCACCACTAGACATTCATAATTCTGCGTACACTGGTCCATCACCTGACAGAAAAACTCGAACGAGGGAAAGGCCGAGCCATAGTTCTCATAAATCCGCTTTCTATTATTCAAATACGGCTCACGTAAGATAAACACATAATCAACATTGGTTCGAAGAACCGGAGGCACTCCCAGAGGGTACTGCATAGTAATTAAGAAAAACACCTTCACCCAACGACCATTCAAGAACAGATATCTCACATTCAGGTCACGGGTCCACGAATCGTCATATAGACAATCGTCTAAAATAAGAAAGGACCTGGGATCAATGCGAGACTGCCCACCAGCCTGCTGCTCATTCATGATTTTCTTCATGACTAATTTCTGTCGGTTCACATAATTCTGAATAATCATGGGCGAATATGCACCATGAATGAACAGAGGCGGCACGATCTTCTTGTAAAAGTCATTCGACTCCTCTGTGCCGCTAATTACTGTTCCGAGAGGCATGTTCTTGTGATGGAATAAAACATCCCGGACAAGAGTTGATTTTCCTGTTCGGCGACGTCCAATAAAAATGCATACGGCATCTTCAGGGATTTGACTCATATTGAATTTTTTCATCTGAAGATTCATTGCAGATGATGATGCCATATTCTCTAAGACTAGGATATTAGATAATTTTTTCTTAAATGCCGTATTTGCGTATGAAGATGACTTAGGCGATTCTGTCTTAGAGTAATGTCATCCCCTTATCCGTCCCTTCAGACGGTTTCACTTCCGTCTCCTGCACTCTGGGATATGACACCGAGTGCTTCCCTGCAAGAGTCTCTTCGGCCTCTCTTTGACCCGATACAGTCTACACATCCCGGAATGCTTCGTTTTTCTAAGACCAAGAAAAAGGGAACATTTCTGCGATTTGATAACAAGTGGCACCTGGAGTCCTTTCTAGGCAAGACTCCCTATCGTTCTGGCCCCTTCTCGGGCAAGGTGGGCGAATACAAGGACTCGACTGCCACGGGCACGGTCAAGGATATTTCGGGCTACTGCAAGATTCTTCACATCTTGGATGCCTATCGCATGATTCAGGGCGATTATCCCATGGCGCAGCATCCTGGTCTTCCCTCCCCTGGGACCAAGTCGGCTAAGGTTTACGGGAAACTTCATGATCCGCAGAATCAGGCCTATGTTGATTCTGTAGCATGTTACATGTTAAGTAAGTTCCGAGAGGCTGATCATTCGCCGCACTTTTCGCTGTTTTATGGGGCGTATCTCGCAATTGCGAAGAAATACTATTACAATGTCACCGAGGAGTTTTCCCATTTACGGTTCCAAGGATGGTTCTGGAGACAGCAGAAGTCAAAGCACTTTAGCCTTGTGGGGTTTGAGGGAGAGAAGCCGTTGCCGGAAGACGATCCGCTGCTCTCACCCCCTGAGACTCTATCAGAATCAGATTCGGGATCAGAATCGGGCTCTTCATCTAATTCTGAAGAGTCTCTGGCAGATTTTGCTCAGGCTGGTCAGCCTACTACAGACATGGCTAGTCTTCATTCGGCATCCATTACTACTGAATCTATCTCTGAATCTGAATCTACCTCTGAATCGTCGTCTGAATCAGGCTATTCAGATGAACTTGACGAGAATATTCACTTATTCGCGGCAATCAAGGAATTCCCCACGCTATTAATGTTTCTCGAGTCCAATACGGCCACCATGGATTCTCTCCTGTATGATGATGCCTTCTCTGAGGAACCCGACTATGAATTGCGCTGGACTGCATGGATCTTTCAGGTGATCGCGGCCCTCTGTCAGATTCAGAGCCTCTGGGCCATGACGCACAATGATCTTCACAGCAATAACATTCTTTGGACGGAGACAAAGGAGGAATTTCTGTATTATTCAACCACGGATGGAAGGAAGTGGAAGGTGCCGACGTACGGAAAACTCTTTCGCATTATTGATTTTGGACGGGCAATTTACACGCACAATGACGTGCTCTGTATAAGTGATGACTATCTGCCTGAGAATGAAGCAGGATCACAGTATAATTTCGGGCCGATCTATGATCCGAATTATCCCAGAGTCTATCCCAATCCCTCGTTTGATCTGAGTCGTCTATCAGTGAGTATTCTGGAGGGAATATTTACGAGTATTCCTGAGGATAAGAAGGATGGTGTGATCCTGAGTAGTGAAATTGGCAGAACTCAGCATGAGACAGTATCTGAACTCTTTAATGTGCTATGGTCCTGGCTCATTGACTCTGATGGCCGGAACGTTCTGTGGGATGCGAACAATTCTGAACGGTATCCCGGCTTTGACTTATATACGGTGATTGCAAAGAAGGTTACATGTGCGGTGCCGCGGGAGCAACTTAATAAAGATCTGTTCAAGCAGTTTGTCCTGCCTGCGTCAACTCTGGTACCAGAAGGTCAGAAGGTATATTCTTTGTTTTCTTAAGCACTTTTTAGAATTCTGCACAAAAATATAGTTGCTCAAATGCACTTTTTAGAATTCTGCACAAAACTATGCTTGCTCAAAGGCACTTTTTAGAATTCTGTAGCGTAGAGTAGATACATGAGCGCCTTGACCTTAAATGCAAACGGATGCCCCTCAGAGGATTATTTTAAAAAGAATCCTATGACGAACGCTGCTAAGCGTAGATTTCTTGCCGACTATCCTGCTGAGTGTCAACCCATCGATATCGTAATTGAAAAGGGTGGAAAGAGGAAGGCGAGAAAGAGTAAATCAAAAGTTCGCAGGGCCCACTTGAACACCAGGGTCAGAAGAACTAGAAAGATATACCGAGGAGGAAACCGATGAAACTTTATCAGTTACTGCCGTAGAGATATCTTGTAGGGTCTCAGGAATGAGAGGATAGATACATCCTGTCAGAATTGTCCCAAGAATGAAATCGCGACTTAGGTGTTTAGGTGACATGGCTTCCTTATTGTATAGGAGTGCAATCGCACTTAAGGATGCTACAAGAAGACCGCCAGCAATAGCCCATAGGAATAATTCCATTGATGGCATGTAAACTTCTGAACCAGGGAGGTAGAAAAAAAGGGTTTTAGTCAGCGCATCTGTCGCCGAACTTAACTCATGTTTAATAACCGAAGGTCTAAAGTGTCTCGTAATCATCCGCCGAAAGCGCGATAGGAGTTTTGTCTAGCAGGGAAAAGTCGAGTTCATCAATATCATCCGACGAAAGCCCTTCAGAATTTCCAATAATCTTCAGATCATTTGCCCCTTCTTCGATCATTGGGCGTAACTCCGCCTCGCCGTCTTCGCTTAAGAGAGAATCCATGCCAGTGAACCCCACAGACCTTTCTGTTTCAACAACGAGAGTTGCCACCTTTTCTTCTTCAGCCTTTTCACCTTCAACCCTATTCACCTTTACTAGGTGTTTGACTTCCACCTTTTCTTTTACTTCGCTCTCTTTTGTCTCAACCTTAGCCTCAGGTTTAACCACCTCCTCTTCTTCCTTACCCTTCGCCTCTTCCTGCTCTTCTTCCTTTGTGTCTTCCACCTTCTCCTCAGCCTTCTCAGCCTTCTCAGGTTCAGCCTTTTCAGGTTCAGGCTTTTCAGGTTCTGCCTTTTCAGGTTCTGCCGTAGTTACCTGAATTCCATCCTCTTCCTCTTCCTGGAGGCTGTCACGTAAGATGGATTTCACCGGCAGTAAGTTCCTGATCGCCTGTAAGATCCCTTCCTCCAGAAAGCGATTCACGTCATTCATGTATTTCTGTCTTTCGAGAGAGGGAGAAGAATCATTAAACAGATAGACATTGGACCAGAGAAGTCTGCTCGATTCAGATAGGGCGCGGTGCATGAAATGGTCGGGCTTAGGAACCGTGATCTGAATCTTTCGCCGGGGCTTTGCATGGAGCCTGATTGCTGATAGGATCTTCGTATGAGCAATAAACACCGCAGTAATGAGATCCTCGATATAATCGCACTGTACAGACTGGAGCAGCGCGGTAGTTTCCTTCTGAACCTTGTCTAAGTTCCACTCGGGGATCTGACTCAGCGAGGTCTGAAATTCAGAGAGAGCCTTGCCTGGATTGGCAGATCTTACTTCGGCGAAGCGATCAAGGAAGAAGCGAAGGAGAACTGGCTGAAAGTTGAAGACGAGTTGCTTCGTGTATTCAGACTTTGCCTCACTATAAATGGCGGCCGTCGTATCCTGGGATTCCATGCTAAAGGCTTCTCGTAGAAAAAGATCTGTTTTTAACCGTACTGCACTTTTTATAGGCGAAGCCATTAAAAGTGCACAAAAAGCGTTCTGGAACAAGGTGCACAAAAAGTCTTTTGGAATAAGATGCACAAAAAGCCTTTTGGAATAAGATACGCAAAAATAATACTACCGTTTATACACCATTAAATACAACGCGGTAACGATCTTCTTCATTGAGTTTTGTTCTCTCACCAAGAAATTCAAAATATTCTTTTGCTAACTTATACTCATCTGGCTTCTTTTGTTTTAGCACCTTTAACCGAACTTTCATAATCATCGCCACAGCCCAAATCCGTTTATGCATGTATTTCTTTGCCTTATACAACTTCTCTAATTTTCTTATAGTATTTCTAACATCGTCAAGTGTTTTATAATGAATTGGTATTGTATTATATGGATTTTTATCTGTATACACGTCAAATGAAGTTCTAGGATTATTTGGATTAAACAAGAAGTGTTTTCTTGTTGATCTCTTTCCGCCTATTTTTCTTGTATGCCTATTTCTGCAGTAACCACCACGATTATATTCAGTAATAGGATTTAATGAACACATTTGAATTGGTTTATTTAATATGCTAGTCATCTATATAGTGCTGGTGTTTCTGTAGTAATACTTTTTGTGCAGGAGACACCTTGTAATAAAAATGACTCGTATAGTGTATACGAGCAAGTATATGCTTTATCGTATACTCTTCCTGCTCTATACAGTATATGCTCAAATTGATCCTATTACTGGTCTTATTACTAACCCTAATCCTGAACTCATTTATTCTCGTGCATACCTGCGCGGTATGAAACAAGCCGCCGATAAAGAGAAAGAGTTATACATACTTACTCAAGTGAGTAATGCAGCAAAGAATACAATCTTAACCGCAGCAACAAATGGACTACTAGAATCTAGTGTTCCCTTTCCAGGGTGTGCGCAGTTTATAAGAGAAAACGGACATAATATACCTATAGAGATGTGTAAAAGGATTGCACAGGGGGTAGTAGCCTTTATTACTCAGCGCTTCCCTGACAGTGAACTTACGTATAATAAGGAGCAAAAGATTTATACGCTCAGATGGAACTAACCCCTGCTACTAATAAGCCAAGCACTCAAGATCCACGGGCTCATTCCCATCGTAGAACGCTTCAGAGCCTCTTGCTCATTCACATGCCCTGTTGCAACTTGCACAAGGACCTTATAGGGATCCGCCCCCTTCAGACGGCACTCACGAAGTTCCTCCAGGGTCGTCGGCTTCTCAAGCAGAGGGACCCTGTAATCAGAAGGATCTGACCACTTCCCCTCGATCAGACGTTGTCTCCATGTAGGCTCCTGGACCTGCTTAATACGCTTTAGAATACACCGTGATTGAATTGGCTCGGCCATGCACTCTAGTCTCCGCACTTCCAGGGCACAGGTAACATTTGCAGATGCAGTTTCCAAGATTCTCCGTAGAAATGCCTGGGCATCGAGGGCAATGTCATCAGCCCCCTCCAGCCACACCCAGGTTGGCTCCCTCGTTCGAACAAGGCCGTGGAGTAATTCACGCCCCTGTCTTAGTGCTCGATCATCACGGCAATTCCAGCGAAATAGGGTGTGCCCAGCAGCCTCTGCGGCCTGTCTGATCCATCGAGATTTGCCGCATCCTGGAGGACCAACAATGAGATAACTTTTTCCACGAGTCTGTTGCATTCTCACTTATGATTTGAATACAGGCTTAGGCCTTTCTACGCATCTTTCTTGTCTTTCTTGTCTTTCTACCCTTTTTGACTTTTCCCTTTTTAGAACCCCCTGCTATCCTACATTCCTCCCTCCCCGTGGCTCGTGCTCTGAGTGGATCAACAGGGGTAAAAGGAACCGGCGTAGTACGAATATAAAATTCCCATTTCTCACCGCGATCTTCATTGTTTAACTCAAATGGTTGACTATCTTCTTTACCAAGTTCTTTGAATGTATATCCATATTTTACACCGCCCATTGGATTTACTGAAATTCTATGGTGACCCTCTATTACTTCAACTTCCATAACAGGATCCTCAGAAGCATCAAATCTTAATATTCCTGTCGCCCCTATGTGAATATCATTTATTCCATTGGTTATTCCTGCTTGTCTCCACCCATGTTCTAACATTGACGCTTTCTTGGCATTTGTAAAAAATCTACCATAAATCCTAGAGTTTAGTGCATGATCTTCCTTATAAGTGATTTTGCATTCAGGTCTTACAGTATTCATTAATGATTCATTGAGTGTAGGCCTAGCATTAACTCTGGAACTAGAAGATGAAGCATTATTTGGCATCCTAGTTTATCTAGAGATATTATCTTCCCCCATCCTGTAACTGCTCTAGGGCCATGGAAGCACGAATAGTATTTGTTCTTAAACTTAGATGCCGTTGATAGTGTAAAATTTGAAGTATCGTATATGCCGGTACTAGGCATGCTACCCAATATCTTCAAGGCAGAGAATCCTACCATGACTCAGGCAGAGTTAATCGAAGTCTACAAGCAGCGGATTACCGAGTATATCTCTCAGAAAGATACACTGGGAAAGACAATTACCGATAGATATAGGGAGAGGCCTGGGCCTAAGAATAGAAAACTTATGATCGACCATATCTGGACGTCGTACTGTTACATGATGGGACAGACAAATTTCTACTGGCGTTCAGCGCCTGGACTTCCTCTGGAAGCGCCTGAGTGGCTTATTGACCATTTGAATCCAATGGTTTAGAACTATCAAGGACCCCCGAGATATGTCCCATACTGCAAGGGCTTCCAGTCCAGGGTTTTAAATTCTTCTGGTTTAAATGCTTTTGTCTTTTCACCTTCTAAGATAATAGCAATGATCATCAGCAATATACCAAAATCTGATTTATCTGTGCGGCGGTCCAGGTGTTGATATAATACCAGATTTTGTCTATTTTTTACTATGTCTATTGCTTCTTTAACCGGTGCAATAGCGTTTATAATACGTATAAAATCTCTTGCGCTAATTGTATTATCTTTTATATATTTATAGATAACCTCATCACTCATCGAAGCAATATTATTTATGTCATGTATTTGTCCGAGTACTTGTCTAGCAAGAGCCACTGCTTCAGCGTGACGTGCCTCTTTTGCCGCTGCCGATTCAAAAATGCCTGCGCCTCTCTGTTTCCTATATTGCCGTGTTTTTCTTAGCCTTCTACTCTTCTTTGCTCGTGTCTTTTCACGCTTTACCATATACTTACATTCCAGATTTTAGTTGCTCTAGATACATGGATTCCCTGATTGCATTTTTTCGTAATGACTGATTCAGAGGATTATTATCCACCGCCTCGACCATCACTGGCATGTTGCGCTCCATGCTCACGTCCAGTTTCAGCGGCAGCCTGTACTTTACGCGACCCAGATCACCTGTGCCGGGTGTCATGCCAACTACGCGATTCACCGCCATGGACCGGTCATTTACATCATCTGATGTGAGTCTCTTGGCTGACTGATTAATATCGCCTAAGAAGACAGGTAGATTTCCATTTCCTGCAATCGGCTTGCGACCCTGGGCGATCATGGTCTTTGCATCATTCTTGCGCATATTCGACACATCTAAGCGGCTGGTAAATTCCTTGTTCACGGCGACGGCAGGGCCTGCCATACGACTATCAGCAGATAACTGTGCCTTCTGGGTTGTCTTGGCCACATCCTTAGGATCATATACCTTGAGGCGTGCAGGCCCCGCAGCAGGCCCCTGGATGCCGAGGTAGTCCCAGCCCAGGGTGGTCTCCTTGATCGTGGTCCTGGCCACATCGCTCGGATCCCAGGTAGTGATGGAAGGCGCTCCTCCCGCATAGCCCACCGGTGTACCCGTCTGTCTGATATTACCCACAGTCTCCCCACGACGGGTGGGTCTCGCGTCATCCTCATAATGCACTGCGACCTGGCCAGAATCAGCCGGCACTAAGTTCAGACCCATCACACGGTCCTGTGTCTGGGAACGCTCGTTGGGGCGGATCTCATAGGACTGCGCGCCGAAATCATCTTTGGCTCCTGCACCGTAGGACGAACTGTCATTGTTACGGTATCCTGCGCCTGCATACTGCTGGGTCATGGGGGTACGGTAGTTACCCGCCACATAGGATTGTCCAGCCTCCTGAGAGGCAGGAGTACCAAAGAGTTCCTCGCTCGTATCTGTACGTGTGGTATGCTTAATGATCTGCATGGGTCTCGTGGTTTCCTTGACCACCTCGGAGGTCGCCACACCATTGCGCTCACCGGTCTCATTAAGAAAGAAGGTATCGGGACGGTACTTGCGCACTTCTCCAGAATCGAGGGCAGCGGCAGTGACGAAGTGAGAACCAGGGATGACTTGGCTTGCATAGGATAACTTGGGATTGTCGGCAGTACGGAGTTTATCGGTTGTAGGCATCGCCTGCTTCATGATATCGTTGATCTCGAGTTGCTGGAATCCGCCCTTGCCCGTCATGCCGAATTTTTCTCCTACACCCGCGCCTACACGCGTTGCTTCGAAGGGCTTTTCATTGTTGCGTCTAGAGGGGTCCACAATGCGCGACTTGATGAAATCGGCATTGGGTTCATTGCCGAAGGGCTGACCGAAGGGGACATTGTAATTGAACATGGGACTCTGCTCCCTCTTCTGGACCTGGGTTGTGCCGGCGCCAGTATACATATCGAGACGGCTCGTGTTGGCAGAGGAGGCCATATTTTGCTTCACGCTGCCACCAAAGAAGGGCTGCATGTTATTGTGTTTGAAGTCGGCAGACTGAATTCTCTGTCCGCTGAGGCCACTGACCACGGAATCCTCAGAAATCCAGGCAGAGGATGCTTCCACTCCGCTGCTCACCATGGCCACCTGGGGGATAGACGACTCGATGGGCTCTGGCTGGGGAGGCATACCTCTGGCCTGGCTCTTTGTGCCTAGAAATCCCTCCTTGTTTCCGCCAGGGCCGACACCCATAGACGTCGCATACTGGAGGGGGCCCCCGTACATGGGTCCACCATTAGGTTCCGTGGGATACTGCTGTCCACCGGGTGTCTTGTACATTAGATCAAGTTCTGTGCCGGCCATGGCCGAGTTAGAGGCTGCCCGCTGACCATCAGAGCCTTGATCCTTACTGCGCCTAGTGGCTGCGCGCTCTAAGACTGTCTGAATTTTAGCCTTGAGTGTCTGTATCGCTGTCACATTCCCCTGGGCGGCCAGTTCATTAATACGAGAATTCAGATCCTTTACTGTTGCGGCTTCCTCCTTAGTCATATATTGCTGGACACCGATGGTATAGTATTCACTGGGTACAGGCATCGCAGGATCAGAGGGGACCTGATCTTGGGGAACTATACCGAGACCAATCGTGCGAAATCCCTCCCTTCCGATAGATCTAGTTTCTGCTCGGGCCTGTTGGGGTGTTGTGCCAGGAGGGATTTTCCCTGTGCTGGGACTGGCTAATTGGGAAACGGCGTAGCCGATGGCCGAAAGGCCTGCTAGGACTGCTAACTCCATACTAACTGATAGGGTGTTTTTACCCTTTCAGTTAATAAACGCTTTCTATGAATACTTTAATAGGGATGCACAGCCTTAGCCATTCCCTTATAACATGATTGTTTGACCCAGTTGTCCTTGGATTGGGTACGAGAGGGGATGAAGAAATCAAAGGGCGTCTCAAAGACCTTCTGAGGATCATGGGGGAGATCGACCCAGCGATTCCAGCCGGTAGTTCTCAGAGTGCAGGGAGGATTATAGAGGCGCTGGAAGGTGTTGCCTAGGGTGAGAGTTTCTGCATTAGTCAGACCGGCTTCATTCATCTTATTCGTTTCAGGATTGTACTGGACCTGATTGTTTTTCACACGAGTGCCGAGGCGATTGATGTTCTTCAGATCAGACTCAACATCTGTTCTCCACTGGCCTTCAACCCAGGAGGCACCAGAGTATTGTAGACGGATGGTAGGTTCTGCCGGGAAACTTGTTGGGCAATTGTGCTCGGGCTTTTCTAACTGATATCTGACTGAATAAGACGTAATTCTCATGTCGTCTTGCTGGTGGAAATTATCAGAGCGGGGTCGTGTCGATGTCATCTAACCACAGATCTATATATTATGCCACAGTTTAGTCTAGTAGAGGTTGTATATCTTTAGTTTTGCGCGCTTTTTTACAATGTGCTTTAATATTTCTCAGGCCGGCCACACTGCTTGGCGTTCATGGGAACCGGTGCAAAGGTAGGTGCATAGGGCCACATCTGCACAGCAGGAAGATGACGCTGCTGGACATTGATATCGACAGACCCCTTGGTCGACTTGCGAATGATATTCGTCTGCTCCTTAGGAGCAGGCTGATACTCACGGGCCGGGCACTTCGTCAGAGGGATATTCAGACCGAAGAGATCAGACTCGACATCTACCATGTTTCCCTTGGGGAGACTCACTTCATTTCCGCCGACGAGACCGAGAATGTGTCTAGCGGGTTCCTTGTGCACATAGCAGAAGGGGTCGTTGACGTAAACCTGTGTATTCTCAGTCTTCTCAAAGGGATGCTGCATGATTTGGAAGGGTCTGTCCATTCTAAAGGCTTTTTAGGAAAAAGCCTGCAAAAAGCACCTTGGGTTAAAAGAGTTCACAAAGCACCTTGGGCTAATGACGGCGAGTTCTCATGGATCGCTTGCCTCTGTGCTTACGTGTATGTCTGGCACCACCTCTATACCTCCTATTAGTATCATCATTCTCATCATCGTTCTCATCATCATTATTGTTCCCCACCTGTAGAGTATTATTAGCGCCACTGCGATAATCACCGAATGATGCCACACTAGTAATCCCGCGTGTTACTCTTGATCCAATGCCGATACCAGGAATACCTCCCATATTTAATGTCTTACCCCATTTCTTCTGGGGGTCGATAAATTTTCCGATATAATCATGATTATGAACGTGGACTAAGAGATCGTAATTTAATGCGGCATTAACGCGATTGTTGTTATTAGGTTCAGTTCCCACTGCAGCCTTTGCAATCTTATCTGCTAAAAATACTCCTAATTTATCAGAGCCTGTAGCCCATGTTACTGTTGAATCCTGAGGTAACTTTAATTGTGCAGGCTTTGCATCTGCAGGCCAGCGTTCAATTAGTGCTTTAAGTTGACCCATACAGGGTTCTTCAGCATGATTACAAAATTCAGCCCATCTAAATATATCATTTAATGTGTTCCTATCGACTGTAGTGCTAGAAAAAATAGGCATCTTCTAGAATAGGATAAGATTTAAAATAACCTTATCCAGAACTAGTGAAACTGGCTTTTTTTGAAAAAGCATTTGGTTTTTGGCGCGCTTTTTTGAAAAAGCGCCTAGCAGTTGATATCGCAGCCACGCAGTGGCTGCTCTATGGAAATTGTTAACCCTGCGGGTTAACAATTGATATCGCGCTGACAAAGTCAGCGCATTATGAACTGCTAGGCTTTCAGCCTAGCAGTTGATATCACGCATGTAGGCCCTGCTAGGAATACCAGACCTCATCCATCCATTCGCTGCATCCTCAGGAATTAAATTCTTCGGGTTCTGAATATTGTCAGACAGCGACTTCACTAAAGGTGTCCACTGACCCTCGAAGGTCTGCTCAGTGACCGTGCCGCATTCCTTCATCTGCTTCACCTGCTCACTGTGAATTAACATACTCTCCACATCTGCATTTCCACGGCCACCACCCATGTAGGGTACACTTAAGAAGGGACGTGCCTGTGCACGTACCTGGCACCTGTTACTCTTGAAGGATGACTCATTGCGCAGGATGGAATCAGAATCCACACTTGCGAGATTTAATCCAAATCCCTCCCTCGGGTACAGAAGTTGCTGCTCTGCTGCGATGGGGTTGACCTTGCGTGCATCAGGCACCAGATTCATGGTGGTATACTTGCCAGGACCCAGACTCTGCGTGTAATACTGCTGGATTCCACAGAGATCATCTCTGGTCTTCGTCAGGCGATTGATATCCATCTGGTGTCCTACAGGAAAAAAAATACGTTTTATCAGTAGAAGTACAATGGTAAGAGAGTCTCAGACGAGACGCTTTTGTCAGTGTATTAAGAAAGTCGCAAGGACCCAGAAGAACCGGGAGGGTGCTGCCATACCCATTTGCATCAAATCAGTTTTACAGTCGAGAGGAAGAACACTCAAACGATTCTCATGCCGGAATCGTAAGAATAAGAAACCCTTCGTACTCACCCAGCCTATAAAGTCGTAAGTGCCGCAGAAGCAGCAGAAGTAGCAGAAGCAGCACCAGCACCAGCACCTACACTAGAGCCTGCAGTTGTCTGCTCAACGGGGATGGCGCTGGTCCCAACGTCGCAGAATACACCTGCGGGGCATGGCGTGGGAATAGCAGACCCCTCGAGACAATAATACCCCTTCGGGCAAATAATCGGTTTTGTCTCGAGACTCCCAGTACCCTTTACACAATAAAACCCTGCTGTGCAGGGCTTAGGGCACTCTTTTGTGGATCCTTCTGGGCATATACATCCTGGCTTGCACTGGCCACTACACGCCGGTGTCGTCAGTTGTGATGAGGATCCGTAGGTTCCACCCGGACACAAGAATACGTCACCAACACTCGCTGCAATTGGACACCAGTGCCCAGTAGTGCAGACTGTGCCCGTCGCAAAGAATTCGGTATTATATGTTACAAGAAACCCCAAAAGAACTATTGTAACAATCGCAATTGCTATAAGAGTTGTTTTTCTATCCATTTCTCCTTACTATTACCTGTTATTTAACCATGGAATAGCAGCGCCTTCTGTACCACCCACGCATGCTTCTCTTCCTCCCTCCTTGCATGTCTTCCCGGGAATCTTATACAGCCAATTCTGGTAAGATTCCTGGTCATTGGGAATTGTCGTAGAGGGTGCGGTGATAAACTGTCTCTGGCTCTGACTCTTACCAAACACGTCAGTGGGGTCGGAAAACCAGTTCACACGGAAATAGTCATCCATGGTCGCCTTGACTACCGGATCTTCTACCGAGGCAGCCTCTGGGCGATTTGGCTTGTACTTAATCTCATCAACTAGCACATTCATGAAGGGATTGCGAGGGCTAGGGAGGGTCATAAATTCACCATCATCCTGCGATGTATCTGATCCTGCAGTGGCCGGCGTGGACCAGATAGTCCGTTCAGGCTCGTTTACTGTTATAGGAGCGAACCCTTCGTGAATATATGGTGCCTTGATCATATCCACGATATCGGGGAGTGTGATGATGAACCCGAGTAAGATGGAATACGTCATGGTTACAGGGAGTTCATGATTATAGAGCGAGAATCCCAGGGCAAGGATAATAATCGCGAGAAATGTCCTGGTTATAGCATTCACGCGCTCAGTAAAACACGGCGGGCGACCAGTGCTCCGTCGCTTCCATACTGCCAGCCAAGAATCTGTTAAAATTACTGAAGGGTCCTCCCACCAACCAGGTGTGCATAATGCAGTCTTCACCATGTCTCTACCTATTTCTTAGGATGTTTCTTCTTTCCCAGTAAGATTGATGCAAACTCTTCACCGACTGCCCCAAGATCCATCTGTGCTGCAGGAGCAGTACTAGGGGCAGTAGGGGCAGTGGTAGATACAGGAGTAGTACTAGGTGCAGCAGCAGCCGCTGCTTGCTTGGCGGCTAGTTTACGTCGGAGACGATCCTTCACAATCGCTAGACGTGCAGACTCAGGGCGGCCAGCGGCTGCAGCAGCCTCCGGGTCTTCAAACCCGAAGGTCTTGCGCATGGACTCCATCATCTCCACGAATGCCGGATTGCCTGAGAATTCCTTCATCATCTCCTCGGCCTCAGCCGCAAGTTCCTGGGGATTGAACTGGCCCTTCTGAAACTTCTCCTGGAGCCTCTTGATAATGCGCTTCATGGCCTCCTGGATCTTTTCGGGGTTTCGCATGGTGCTGTTCATCAGAATCTCGAAGGCCTTGCTGGGATCCGACTCGCACTGCTTAATCGTCTCCTCATCCAGGCCAAATTCCTCGGGCTTGAGTTCCTTGACTATCTCCTCGGCGAGTTTTACCAGTTTCCCCTTCCGAAGGCGTTCAGGAAAGGGGGGTAGACGATCTGTCCCGGAGCCGAATAAATCGGAAAAGCGCTGGGTGAAAGAATCAAATTCACCACGATCCATCTTTCCCCTCCACTGATTCATGAACTTGTCAGCCCAGGAACGGAAGGCATCCTGACTGAAGGATTCGGCGCTACCCTCCTTCATCACGAAGGAAAAGGTGAGAAGTCCAAGGAACTGATTGATGGCATCCTTAGTTTTATTGGAACATGATGACCACATGGCCTCGTTTAAGACTACACCGGGGAGGATTTGCCCGGGGCACTTCATAGGATCACGCTTGGGATTTCCTGCTGCCTTCAGAATGTAATTCTTGTACTGGGTCACACGCTCTGCAGGGGTCAGTGTAAGAGATGCCTTAATTCCCTCGGTTAACTCGGGGAAGGCGGACATAAGACTCTCGGCGAACTCATTGTACTTCGTCTGAAAGATCTGATCGAGGGGTTCCATCTAGACTGGACTAAGAGGGAGTTCTTAAATGGTTTTACGAATGTAGATCTTAAGTTAAAGCAAAAAATTGAAGGTTGCGATATGATGTGTTAGTGCATGGAGCCCCTTCATTTCTTTACACTTATTACCGATCCCAAGAAGTCTCTGTTTACGAAACTCAAGTGGGCAATAAATAACTATCATGCCGAGGGGGGTAAGTATAGCACAAGCGGCGATCTCATGCCCCTGTGTGAGTATCTCAAGACATTTGACGATATGGTCTTGCTTAAACTAGCCTATGTGATTGAGGAGCAAGTTGAGGGGTTCGGTGAGCCAAGTGACTTCTTTGTTACGATGAGAGTGATGGGCGTCGAGTTTGAGAACATTCGTGTGCACATGGCTAAAAGTGATTAGGCGCTATCCTATAGCGGCAATCCCCGCAAATGCAGTGCTCGCGTGCATGAGTGAGTGATAGATCATCTGTGTGTTCCAATTCGGATCAAAGGACAGTGTTCCATAATGCTGGCCGATAAAGTACGAGGTCAGAGAATAAAACACTGACGCCTGCGAAATCCAAATTGAATAGCCTTTGGACCGTATGGCAAGTTCAATGAGATACCATAGTATTGCTATACAATCGAGAACAAAGATACAGTCTTCTTGGGTTCCATGAAATCCCACAGTGGTAAGAGTAAGAAACAAGGAAGAATACATCATTCTGTATTCTTGCTTCTTTCTGGCACATAGAGCGACGAGTAAATAGAAGAGGCCTGACATAACAAGAACAGGCTCTGCATTTTTATGATCCTCATGGAGACGCATTGTACCCTTCGAGTATGGGGAGATTGCGTCAATTTTTACATGGTAGAATAGTATGGGAGGTGGACTGTTTGGAACACATCTCGCTTTAAATGAAAAGTGCCTGGTGTTTTCTGCCTTTGTCTTAGGTGTATATTGGCTGCCACATCCGAAGTCCACGGCACACTTGGTCGTCATGGCCTTCTTACTAGCAACATCTGCCTATATTCTTCTCGCATGGTACGATGTGATCTATGATTGCAAGGATAGGTTAAAGCCTACCTTGCTATCCTGGTTCTCGAAGCCCTTCAAGCCGAAGGACTATCAGAAGCAATATGATGAATTACCGGAAAAGGAGAAAAAGATCATTCGAACGGTGGATATTGCGGTCTTAAGCATCCTGGTAATCACCTTTGTCTATCCATTTGTTGTCTAGTTATCAGACCAGTAATATTCCAACGGAAATTAATATAAATCCAAATGCCTGTTTAACGCTATAGGTTTCACCCATGCTAATTCCAATCATGACGTCTAAAATATTACTGCAGGCATCCCAGAAAGAATTTACGCGCCCAAGAGCCTCTTTGCGCAATGAGTTCTGGAAGATATACAAAATGAGACCATACAACCCTCCTGCTCCTAAGATATTTACCGGAGCATCGGTTTGCGCATAGCGCTTCAGATTGTAGTCGGCGACCGCTTCAATGACAGCCATCGATGCGCCTGTAGTAAATGCATTGTCTTGGGCAAATTTTTTCAAGATGCCGTCCATCTAAACTTAATCTGCTTAAATTACATAATGAGCAGACTACAACGGCTTCTGAGTCTTAGAACGGCGGCGACGGAGTATCTGGAGAAATACATGGGTGATGCTATTCCCCTATTCTGTTCCAAGCCTCCCTGCAAACTCATCGCATCGAGTATTGACTATAGTCTGAGTAAGAAGAGCAGCCTAGAGTATACCACATGTATTTATCTCTTTCCAGGATACAAGGGTGATAATGTGAGTCTTCTTACGGGCCAATATGTCCTAATTGATCAATTACGTACCACGCAGACTATCTCAGGGTTGAGCGATAGTAAAATAACCTATTTGGAGCCGGAGTATATCTATGGTGCACCATCTTATATCCAGGCATTACGCAGCATGATCCCTGATGCCATGATCACCTTTACTCCTGTTAATGAGAGTGTGGGTACCCTGAAGATTGAGAGGTTAGTGTAAAAAATTGATAGGCTATATGCTGGTATTATGCAGTACGACTGCATAATGTCAGAGATTACACTTGAGCGACTAGAGTATGGTCTACCGCGTCTTCAGGAGGCTATCCCAGACTTTACTCTGGAGGGTAAGATTCCTACATCGGTAGACAGTTATTATAGCGACGGTGTTGCACAAGGGAGTATCTATAAACTGCATATCATCCCTAAGCAGGAATCATATCCTGTTGCCTGCGTGTATATTTGGGCCAATGGAGAAGTCTGGCTGAGTTTTAGCAATACATCACCAGGCTTCATGGTGGAGATCAAGAAGTGGTTACTTAGCCTTCGCGGCCTCGCATAACTTGCAGAGGACCTCAAGATACTTCCAGACTGCGTCGCGGTTACTATCAGACATGGTGGGCCAGTACTTATCAAAGATCATTAGAGCGGGCATGAGTTCATTAAACTGGGAAGACAGCACCTGGTTTGCGTAATTCTTGAGTTCATCGTCACGATGATTCACAATAAGATCATTGCAGGGCTTGTAGATATAATCATAGAACATATCGAGGACGAGACGGGGATTGGCCTTCTTGCCGGCGCGAATGGCCTCGAGGGCCATGGAAATACTTTTTTCCTCGGGGTAGGATCCCTCAAGTTCCTCGAAGAAGCGGACAAGTTGATTACAGAAGGCGCCCAGAACAGACATGACTACATGTACTAAGTAGGAAATTGTTTAGACCATTTGAACCTAGGGCCCAGCAATTCTGGGCCTCACCTGAGGCAGACCGCTGTTGCGATTCTGTTGATATGCTTCCATTTGCTTATCAAACATTTCTTCCTTCTTAGACTTCGCTCTGCCTGGCTCCTGTCTCATAGAATCGCCACCGATTCCCTGGGTTGTCCGATCCCCAGGCGCGGCGTTTCCATTGAGAAATCCAAAATCGAAATTCTTAGAACTGCTATTTTCTACTCCTGGGCCTTCTGCAAGATTTCCATAAGACTCACTGAGTTTGCCTCCCATCTCAGAGATATTCCACGCCTCGGGCTCACCTGATCCCTGACCCTGTCCCTGACCTTGTCCTGAGCCCTTAGCCTGCTGAACTCTGGCAGGCTCTCTTTGCGTATCCTTGAGTTTTCTTATATATAACCAATTAAGCACTTCACTGTCGGTTTTAATTGGAGGATCATCTCCGCGAATGAGAAGAGTCGGAACCTTTTTCAGCCAGTCGGGTAACTGAGACCGGGGAGTTGTATCAACACTGACAAACTGGAATTCAGACTTATAGGGAGTTGCCGCTAGTTCTTTAATAAATGCCTCAGACCATTCGCATTTATTGCTGTAGTAGCATATATTAGCCGCCTGTTGCCGTAGGGACATTCTACCATGCACTTTTTGGAAAAAAGTGCACAAAAACACTCACTGCAGAAAAGGTGCACAAAGACACTCACTGCAGAAAAGGTGCGCAAACACCCAGGCGAGCCAAGGCCTAAAATTTGAATACCTCCAGGTAACAGAGACTGGCATGGACACATTTCAAGACGTCAAAGGATCAGAGAGGAATCTTACCTTTACTCTCTCACCTACGTCATATCCCTACGCAAATACATTCCGTCGCGCAATCATGACCCTGGTCCCCACGGTGGCCTTTCGCTCTGATCCGCCCGGCGTTGTTCTTGAGACTCCCGATATCAAGGTTCTCAAGAATGACAGCAACACTCAGCCAAATGAACTTCTCGCCCACCGCATCAGCCTCATCCCCATCCATGGTGCTGATGCAGAGAAGTGGGATCCAGAGCGCTACCTCTTCAAGATCGATATCACCAATGAGTTTCCTGAGCCTCTCGACGTGAAGGCCTCCGATATCACGGTCTATGAGAGGCGCCAGGCCGCAGATCTCACCATGGCTCTCGTAGAGATTCCAGGGCGTGATTTCTTCAAGCCTAATCCCAAGACTAAGGATACCTGCCTCATCACGACTCTCCCAGGTAAGCGCTCTGATGCCCTGACGCCCACTCTCACGGTCGAGATGCGGGCAACTGTGGGTACGGGGAGGGAGCATGCGAGGTTTATCCCAACCTGCCAGGCATCGTATGCCTATACCCAGGATACGAATCCGGAGAAGCGTACGGCTTACTTCGAGAAGTGGCTAGTTACCCACAAGAATGTTGAGCCTGAGAGTCTGAAGGCGGATGAGACTCGTAGGGCAGAGTTGGATAGGGAATTTAAGACGATGCAGATCCAGCGCGTCTATAAGACGGATGAGCGGGGAGATCCGAATAGTTTCGATTTCCTTATCGAAACTAACGGGACCATGGCTCCTCGCGCTATTGTGGAGAGGGCCTTACTAGGTCTAATTGATCTGTGCGAGCAGTTTACCACCTTAGATGCAGGAGATCTCCCGAAGTATGTTACCATGAAGCCGTCTGATACTCTGATGACAGGGTATGATTGTCTGATTCAGGGGCAGGATCACACCTTTGGGAATATGATTCAGACATGGCTGGTGGATCACCATGTGGATGGCGATACTGCTCCTAGGATCACCTTTGCGGGATACAAGATTCCTCACCCTCTGAAGGATGAGATGCTTCTGAGGATTGGGGTGCAGGACAATAGTGAGATCACGGCGAGGATGGCTATCGCTGCCTCGGCGCGGGGGTGCAAGGCCATGTTTCAGGGATGGCTTGATATCTGGAGGGGCGGTAAGGGGCTAGCGGCGCCCTCGGTCGCTGCAGCAGGCAAGTCGGCTCTGAAACTTAAGAGGACTACTGCTCCTGCAGCAACCCCTGTAGCAACCCCTGCAGCAGCGCCCAAAAGTATTCTGAAGAAGTAAGTAGAATGAAGCGTAAAGAACTACTAACACTGCTAGGTATTGTATTAGGTGTATGTCTATGTATTTTTTTCTTTCGAGTTGCCTATGATTCCTTTGCTACAGCGCCACCTGCTGCAGCTACGCCACCTGCTGTGGCTACGCCTGCTGCCGCCGCTCCTGCTGCCGCTCCTGCTGCCGCTGCTGCCGCTGCACCTACTGCATCTTCTGCAGCACAAACCCCAGTTTCAGATGCAAATCAAACCGCTATACAGAATATATATACCTCCATTCCACTCATGGATATGAAAATGATTAATACTTTAAAGACTTCATTAAATAATATCATCACCCAGCGCCCGGATGTGGTTCAAGCAATCAATTATGTTGTCTCAGATCCTCAGATTCATAAAACCCTTGTTCAAACTCTGTTTGTGTTAAAACAGCAATAGCGCTTTTCTTCGGGTTTTACGGTTCGATCTACCTCCCATGATTGAACACCCAGGCCCACATGATGCCTTAGCATTAGCATTCGCCTTGGCCTTAGCCTTGGCCTTGGCTAACGCCTCAGCCCTTGCTGTTGCTTCAGCCCCAGGTATCTGCCACATATCAGTTACTCTTTTATCAAGTTCCTCATTATAAAAGTATACTAGGGGTCCTTCACCCATAGATCTGTTTAGCAAGGATCGATCATCAAATCGTTCAGTCGTCCAGCCCTTATATCCGCGTTTCTCTAAGACTTCGTTTAATTTTGCCTGAAGGTCTTCGTGATTTCCTTGTATAGGACTTAGTCCAGCATTAAACCTAGGCCCTTGATTCTCATATCCAGGTAGGGCATAGGCAGGTATCTTCCAGCCCTTTTTATTATTATATTGCACCACTGGTAAAGGTTTCCGATATTTTAGAATTGATCTGGGATTAGCATCTTCGATTCTCTTAACTTGCTCTATAGACCTTCGTTTAGCACCAGTAATCTGATTATAGAATACGCAATCCTTTAGTTCAGAATCATGCGCTATTGTCCACCCCTCCAAATCATAATTCCCTGCTAGTAACTGAGCATTTAACTTCATATATATTTCAGATGTTCGATCATAACAGTCAGTTAAAGTATAGATCCTTGGCGCCTTAATTCTTAACTCAGGATAAGGAGTAAATTTCGGCTCTACATATCCAGGATAGGCATGTGCTGGTAGAGACGGGTAGCCCTTGGGTAAGTTAGAAGTTACCCTCCTTCTAGTAAGAGATTTACTAGGCAACTTACTAGCCATCTATATAATCTTAATAAAAAGAGCAGAGCATGCGTACATACGACACCCACTTTTGCCACGGGATCAAGGTGATCCCAGACAATCTGATGGCCGTCTCAATGAACGGCTTCAGAGCCTTTAGCGCACTAGGGATAGATACCGATTTATAGGTACTCGATAGCAGGGAAAAATCAAAGGATGGCTTCCCTACACGGGCATTTACAGATTCATGAAATCTATAGACCCAAGAAACAATCCAATCATGGAATTCATCGTCGGGTATGGTTTTTATTCCTGCGATAGGATTCGCAACAAACCACTCTTCAGCGTGAGCCCTACACATGGCACATGGAATCATCTTGGGTAGAATGGTGAGCATGTTAATCCACTGTCTGCGTTCGTCATCGCGAAAGGATCTCGCAACCAGTTTCCCAGACTTTTCGGCAAGGGCATGAAGAATGGTCCAGAGGACTGGACCCCAGTGATCCGACTCGGGATAGTCGGGTAGAGGTTTTTCACACGAGCATGGCATCTTCCTATTAGATAAGAAAATGCCATCCCGGATAACGCGCATGATTCACTTAAACCATATTTCTTAGATAGAGATATAATGCCGACTGATCCTAAGAAAATTAATGGTGCTGCTGCTGGTGCAGTGCGTATGTCTGGAAAGACAGCATCAGATGCCTTTAAGAAGGGGAATAATTCTGGAATGTTATTCAAGAAGGAAGCAAAGGCTTCTACCAAGATAGAAGACTATCGCACTGCACTACAGCGTCAACGAATGAGAGAATCCTCATCTAAGGATAATACTCTCCGTGGGTTTACTAATTAAAAATCTTCTTACACATAATCCACCCATGGATGTCATGGCGCTTTTGATCTAAGACCACTAGCCGCTGATCCTGCACTGCAGCATTGACCGCAGACAGGATATCCTTCATCCACTCAACAATATCATCGACACAGATCCATGTATCTGGCCTGGCAAGTTCCAGGGCGTAGGTCAGATCAGACAGCGGCACAGGGGCGTCATGGCCTCCGTCAATAAAGATTAAATCCGGCGAAAACGAGGGGAACATAGTAATAAGTTGCGGGAAGGTCGTCAGACTATTCCCGATAAGTAGCATGTGCCGATCAGGAAATTCCTTGTCGATCCATGTCTTAGCGCGCAGAACGTAGTCATACCTTCCGAGATCAATAGATACCACTTTTATATCAGGCCGCACTGATAAAAAGGCGGCAGCGGATAGGCCACCATTGAATCCGATTTCTAGGACTGTCTTCACCTTAGGGCACCTTTCCAGGAACTCCTTAAAATACTCCATCTGTACTCTGCTACATGACCCCTCGGTGGGCTTAATGTCAGAGGTTGACCAGCGTTCAAGAAGTGAATCCATCTGTAGATACTACAGTAGACTCATTTAGGTTCTCAGTAGGTAGATTCTTAGTAGGTAGATGTTCAGTAGGCACACGTTCGATATGTAAGACATCTGATGGCGTTTTCCAGAAACGTACCCGCCCAGGAGGAGACCTATAATAGGCGCCCCTGTCCATCTTGTTAAGTAGGGCATCTAATTCATTGGACATGAGTTCTCGTGCATGCTTTTTCCCGGTAGGAATGAGTACATCGTACTCCAGACGCTCCTTTTGCTCCTGCTTAGATACCTGCTCGATAAACTCGGGCGTCATGAGTGCCTTGATCTTTCCAAGAAGAGATAGCGATTCCGCAATCATACGAGCCCTTCTGGCATCCCGTTCATCTCTCCCCGCCTTTGTTCTGAGATTTAGATCGTCAGTCTTAACAATCCACTCCCAGACTAATCTCGTGGGCTGCATTATACCAGAAGTTCTCCACATGCAACAGTGGCCAACAGTAAAGAAGGTATTAAGCAGAGATATTTGCTGCCTGGTTGGATCGTAGACACGGTATGTATTAGGCTCTTCGGGAGTTTCAAAGATATCAAGTAATTCTCGGATATACTCAGAAATCCCAGGGTACGTTGGAGTGTACTCGACCGTTCCAGGTCGATTTGTCTTTACACGGATCGAGCCACTAAAGCGGCCCTTGGAGAGATCATCGATTGATGTAATAATAGCAGACATCTTATACAGCGTATAATTGTCTACTAGTATGAAAAGTTGTACGAGGGGGTCACTCATTAGATACTAACTGAGACAGGAGTTTAGACCTTTTGCACGCTTGATTTAATTGGAGGCTTGATTTAATCAACCTCCTCAATCTTAGGCCCAGGCGCAGTAGTCTCAGGTGCTGCAGCAGCCTCATCATCCTTGGCATATAGGCGCATGAAGAATGGCCTGAACTCCTCCTCAGCCTTCTTCTGCTGCTCGGCATACTCCTCCTTGGAGGAGTTAGTATTCGCATCCAGCCACTCCAGGAACACCTTTACCTTCTCCAGATTGCTATCGCAGAGTTCCGCACCTAACTTGGTCCTCGTAGCCTCATCATTCAGAGAATTGCGCACATTGTACACATAGGACTCCAGACCATTCTTGGCCTCCACGCACTCCATGTGCTTCTTGTCCTCCTCCTCAAAGGAGGCCGCTGCATTCACCATGCGCTCAATCTCATCCTTGGACAGACGCCCCTTGTCGTTCGTAATCGTAATCTTCTGAGACTTCCCCGTCGACTTCTCAACCGCCGACACATTAAGAATACCATTTGCATCCACATCAAAGGATACCTCAATCTGAGGGACACCACGAGGCATCGGGGGGATGCCATCCAGTTGAAACTTCCCCAGAGAATTATTATCCTTCGTCAGAGCCCTCTCGCCCTCAAACACCTGAATCAGAACCCCAGGCTGATTATCGGCGTACGTAGAGAAGGTCTGGCTCTTCTTGCAGGGAATCGTCGTGTTACGCTTAATCAGCGCCGTCATCACACCCCCCGCCGTCTCCAGACCAACCGACAGAGGAATCACATCGACCAGCAGAATATCAGACGTGCGGTCATTGGCGTCCTTGGGGCCCGCCAGGATGTGGGCCTGCACTGCCGCTCCGAAGGCCACTGCCTCATCGGGATTCACACTGTCATTCAGTTTCTTGCCGCCAAAGTATGACGTCAGAAGTTCGCGGATCTTAGGGATGCGCGAGGAGCCGCCAACCATGACAATCTCGTGAATCTGATCCTTGCTCATCTTGGCATCGCGCAGAAGGTTATCCAGGGGCGCAATACACCGTCTAAAAAAGGGTTCACAGAGGCTCTCAAACTTTGCGCGAGTCAGAGTCGCCTGGAAGTCGGCACCCTCTGCTAGGCTGTCTACCTCAATCTGTGCCTGGGTGGCAGAAGACAGAGTCCTCTTAGCGCGCTCACAGGAAGTCCGCAGCCTGCGCAGCGCCTTTGCGTTCCCAGTCAGATCAATCTTCGTCTTCTTCTTGAACTCGGCTGAGCACCAGTCCACCATGGCATTATCGAAATCCTCACCACCTAGATGCGTATCTCCCGCAGTAGCCTTGACCTCGAAGACACCATCGTCCAGGGTCAGCACAGAAAGATCGTGCGTGCCGCCGCCGCAGTCAAAGATCAGTACATTCTGCTCACCGCCAGTCTTCTTGTCGAGGCCATAGGCCAGGGCAGCCGCAGTAGGCTCATTGATAATACGGAGCACGTTCAGCCCTGCAATCAGACCGGCATCCTTGGTTGCCTGGCGCTGAGAGTCATTGAAATATGCTGGCACCGTGATCACAGCATCCGTCACCTTCTCGCCCAGATAAGCCTCTGCAGTTGCCTTCATCTTCTGCAGCACTGCAGCAGAGATCTCCTCGGGCGAGAACGTCTTTGTCTCACCATTAGCGGTGACCTCAATCAGCGGCTTATCTGCCGTGCCCGCCTTGACCTTGAAGGGCCAGTGGGCCATATCTGCCTTAACAGACTGATCCGTAATCTTACGACCAATGAGACGCTTAGCATCAAATACAGTATTTACAGGGTTTGCCGCTGCCTGCGACTTGGCAGCATCACCAATGAGACGCTCATCAGGCGTGAATGCTACATAGGAAGGGGTGGTCCGATTGCCCTGGTCATTGGCGATGATTTCAACACGATCATTCTGCCAGACACCGACGCACGAATATGTAGTACCAAGATCAATTCCAACAGCAGGCATTATATACATAGAGAGTGAGCAAGGTTTAGGCCTACGCTTTTTAAAAAAAGCGTGCAAAAAGGGCTTTTTTAAAAAAAGCGTGCAAAAAGGGCTTTTTATAAAAAAACCTAGCAAAAACCAGAGGACCCTGTCTAAAGGCCCCTATACCTTCTTAGTAAGATGGCGAAACCAGGAATTAGTTTTGTTATGCGGATACGAAATGAGGAAGCATATTTGCAGGCTTGTCTAGATAGTCTGAAGCCCCTCACGGTGCCCCATGAAATTGTGGCCATCTTACACAAGTGCACTGATCGATCGAAGCAAATCATTCAAGAAGCACAACTAGCAGGCCAGCCAATTCGAATCTTTGAGACACATCAGAACCTATCAAGGGCAGGCTATGAGACTCTAGCAACGCCTGCATCCAGCCCTGAGTCACTTGTGCACTTTTATACCTGGTGCTTTTCCAAGGCGATCTACAGGTGGACCTTCAAGTGGGATGCGGATTTCATAGCAAGTAAGGAATTACTTGAGTTTCTGACAAAGGGTCTCGTCTTAGATGAGGTTAAGCCTATAGCCTATATTATACCCTGTAAGATGACTGATGCTATTATAAATAGGGAGAAGTATCTGTATAATTGCCTCGTTGGATACACAAAGCATGTATTCTGGGAGGTTCCCTCCTTCACGGAAGGTGTAGAAACTAGGTCGATCAGTCCTCTTATCCATACGATCCCACCTTCGGTCTTGAAGCCATATTGGCTGGAACCCCCATGGTTTGCTGGTACAGGATCACCTGTAGAAGAGAAGTATAAAAAAATTGTCTATCACTGTGGGACAGAACCCTTTGGCAGTGCTAGGGCATCATCGGCATTATGCGATTTTACATGGGGTCAGGTGATGAAACATAGAGCCCCCCTAGAGATAGAAGGAATATCTCTTTTTTCTTAACTTAAGCCTCCTCGCGAAACATGGGCTTGGTTGCAGCAGGTGCACGTGCCTCGCTAGCGTCAGGCGGCTGCACCGTCTCCTTGCTGAGACGGATGAAATTAGGCACACCATAGTCCGTGGTCAGATGCTCAAGAACCCAGTCAATCGTCTCAGTCAGCCTCAGAGTCTGCTTGTTCGGGCGAAACTTCTCAAGATACGTCTTATGCAGGCCAAAGACCAGGGGCTGTACAGACGTAGGAAGACTCTTGAAGATCACACTATGCTCCTTGTGGCAACGGCAATACCAGGCATACAGGATCTTGGTCGTCTGACGATACTCATGCTCATAGCCATCAAACGCCTTGGAATCCTCAGGGTAAACACGAAGATACTCCTTGATCTTCTTGTTTGCGCGAAGGCGTAGAAAGCGGCCGAAGGGATTCGACTCACTCCCACGCAGATCACGGCGCACATGGTCGTGCTGGGCATTGCGGAAACGCCACCGCTGCAGACCATTGTGCACAACCAGACCCTGCCAGTCCCAGGACTTGGTCTTCTTGATCTCCTCGAACTTGTTCTTGAGATCCGACCACTCACTCACGCTGGCACTAGGATAGGTTTGAGGACGCCAATGAGATGCAATGGTATCGGTGTAGAACTTGACTGTGCCGTCAGCAGTGACAGTGCCACTGAAGATTACCCAGAAAGTGGGCTTGTGCACCGTCTTAACCACGCGGTGCTCAGGGTGGGCCAGCACAAGGCTCATAAAGGTCGCACTAACACCCTCCTGATCAGGAGAGCCCATGCTCGCCTCGAGATCCTCTAGAGTGACCTTCTGAGCATCCATGGCCTCGTCAAACAGTTCACGGAAGGTGTGCTCACTGTAGAACTTGCCATCGGCATCGAGTTTGGAGCGGGTAGTAACGTGGGTCACAGGGTCACCGCTCACACGGAAGATATTAATCATGACGCCCTCCACGAAGTCCTCAATGCGCAGAGGCTCATTGAGAGGGATCTTCTGATCACGGCGAGCGGCAAAGGGGGCCACACAGCAGGGAATATTGGTCAGCGTATTCCACACAACCGAGCGACACAGTTGGCTAACCTCGGACGTGGAGTCCTCTGTAGCACTGTTACTACCGTTAGCACTATCAGTATGCACCTCCCTGTTCTTGAGAATCACGTAGGGGCTGTTCTCAAACTCGAGGATCTCTACATGCGGCTCTGAGACAACGAGATACTCCTTCAGAGCAGGCCAGGTGGGATACTTTGCGCTAAGGGTTGCAAAGGTGTTAAGTCTGGAGAGTGGTGCAGCCATAGCAATATACCTATATATATTGTTATGGATACATTCAATTTTTAGGCTTTTACATGTACTTAATTCACATCTACCTAATTCACATCCACGCCAATAATATGTTTCACAACCCAAATTACGACCAGATCAGTAAAACTCCGCTTCTTTTCCGTATCCTCAAATCCCTCCTTGTGAATCATAGGAATTAGATGACCGCATAGTACATATAAGACTACTCCAAACACTACAGCATGCACTGCTGCACTTACCATTACCGAGCCCTTATCAGGAATACGTAAAAGAACTCCGGGGCTCAAGAGAAAAAACAGCACTGCAGCATATAGGTATTTATATCCCTTCATACTACTAGTCTTAGTAAAAAGAAAAACGCGATCGCTTAGTATTTTTGTTAGATACAATCAATAGATGGCGGAGAACTCTGCTGAGCCTACCCTAGCCTTGGATCCCATTGTTTCAGGAGCAGGGGCAGTAGAACAAGAAGATCCTATTATTGAACTCGGTGACAGAATTCGACTTGTTGGCGGAAAATACGATGGTACAATCGGCAGAGTTGTCTTACGAACGGAAGATCGTCTACATCTCATGCCGGATGGATTTACACACAAGGTCGAGGAGTTCTTATTAACCGATGAAGGGTTTGACGAGGATTCAGGTGTAGAGGCCGTAGAAATCCTGCAAAAGAGGAAGCAGCCCGCCCTGGTCAATATCTTAAATCTGATGCCATCTCAACTCCTAGAGACATTTACTGAAGATGGTACGCCTGGACCGACCTTTACTATTTTAACTGTGGATCCTGCCTCAGATTCTATCCTTGTCACAAACGAGGAATTAGGGGAATCGACAGTATCGTTTAACTTTCGTGGTGTTCCTAAGGACATGCCCTTTAGGATTGTTCGTGGAAGACAGGCCCCTGAGAAGGTATCTGCTGCTGAAGTACCTGATGCAGGCGTTGCTGGTACCGCTGGCGCTGCAGGTACCGCTGAGGAAGAAGAAGAGGGAGAATCTGGTATTGCTAACTTTGACTATCTGGATGATGAATTGGAAGCAACTCCGGCAGAGGGTGTTGAATTATTAATTGAAATTCCAACATCTGAGAGGACATACTCAGACATTACACAGAAGAGTGAGGCCTATGCCGATATTCTCTCGATGAATTCCGAGGTCCTCCAGAAACTCGAGATCACACAGAAAAATACTCGAATCCTGGTCGAACTCTTTTTCAATCTCACCAGGAAAATTCTTAACGTATCCTCTGAAGGCAACATCAGAGGATTTAAGGCAAGCAGTATTCAGACTCTGATTGAACTTCTGGAGACAAGGAAGCATGCTCTGGCTAGACCAGTCATTGATGCAAAGAAGATCTTATACTATGATGACACCACATCTGAACCTCCCCGTATCGAACATATTATCTTTAAGGAGTTACAAAAGCATGTAACTGATTCAACGGAATATCTCGAGGGATCGGCGCTCATGGACTCTCAGAAGTTCATGCCCTTCTTAAATGGATATCTCTCCATGTTCACCTCCCAGTGGGTTTCAGACTCGAAGCCGAAGATCGCCTTTGAGCGCGATGAAGAAGTCTTTCGTCTGAATGAGCCGGACGACGAAACCATTCCAGGATATCCCAGACAACTTCCTCCTTCAACAAAGGGCCTTCTAACGCCAGATGTCATTTCCACAGTGAAACTGTCTATGCTTCGCGGTCTGAAGGCTATTCGTAGTGGTGGCGGTAGAGGGCGTATCATTCAGGCGGGTGAGGAGGCGAGTGTACTCTCCTATGTCTTATTCCCCATTGGCTATCAACGGTCTCTCACTACGCTGAGAACCGAATCCCTCGCCAAGGATATCGAGAATAGCCGTAATGACATTCAGTCTATGCAATCGATTATAAGTAGGCTCGGGGAGATTACGAGTATTCCCTCGTCTGACGCTGCATTCAGTATTGGGCTGAATAAGGGCAACATGGGAAATATGTCTCTCATGGAATACATCAAACTCCTGAATATTAAGGCAGAGGGGTTCGCGGATTTCTGGCAAATTCAGTTACTCCTTGGTCTCGCAGAGCGTGAGTGGACCCTCGATCAGTATGCAGTCTTGAAGACTGCCATGAATACCACTCAGAACGCAATCACAGACTTAATCTTGAAGCAGAGGGAGGCACTTGCACAATTTGCGAGCCAGCCTCCCCCTGTTGAGGGCATTCAGATGACACCTGATGGCCCCAAACTCATTGCTAAGATTTCCGAAGAGGCCTTACTGAAGGACATACAGACCTCGATCCAGGAACAGATGCCATCCTATAAGGAGTCTGATGTCGCGCTTGTTGGTCTCATGTTACGCTTTCATCCTGACTACACCTTCGCCCAGTTAGCGGAGCAGCCTGTTACGCTAACTAAACTCCGCATGGTGCATGCGAGAAGGGAGTATCTAACGTCTGTTACTAACAAACTGAAGTACATGGCACGTGTGGAATTTGCGGGTGAGCCTCCTGTACCTATTCACTGCTCCCACGTCAAGCCCCTCGCGATGATTCGCCGCATTAAGGACCCGAAGCAGCGTCTAAGTCTTCTGGCGAAGTTCCTGAGCACGTTCCAGGGTGTGAAGGAGGACAACTGGGTGCGATGTCGTCTAGGCTCGCATAACTTACTGTGCGTGCACGAACTTCTGCAGATCTACCAGTTTCTGCGGCCTGGAGATGTGAATGCCCTGAATAAGGACATTCAACTCAATTTCGGAGGGGGGCAGTTCCAGGGATTTTATATGTGCAGGAATTGCGGGCAGCCGATCAGCGAATTGGAATTCGATACCCACCTGGAATTTACGGATGATGGAGTACCAATGTCTGGTAGATCTGAACTCGTAGACAAGGACGCTCTGAACATGAGTGATATTGATAAGATCCTGGGACCTATGGCTGAGGCCGAACTTGAGACGCTGCCTTTCACAGACACTCTGAGCCCCCTGATCTACGCCACTGCGAGGGAGTTAACCGAGCGCCTCTATATAGCGATGGATCGTGAGGATCTGATCAAGGTGGTCAACAGATCTCGCACAATTATTAATCAACTCCCCACCCTGGCAGCCTATATTGCCATAAACAAGAAGGCGCCGGTCGAGAAGTCTACTGGGGACCACGCAACCATCGTTAATCAGACTATCGTCTGCACGATAGGCGTCCACGTTCTTATTGCTATACAGACGCATATGCCCGACTACACTATGCGGAGGACCAAACAGGGATGCCAGAATCTGGGAGGTCTACCGCTACAGGAGGCGGGGAATCAGGGAATTGACTGCATTGTCTCGACACTCGCCTCAGTAAACAAGGATGCTGGCCCGTGGAATCTGACTGGCTATCAGACGCTCAAGGACGAGCAGCGCCTGAAACTCATTGCGCAGCGCGTTGACTCGATCATGAAGGAGGTACTGAAGGATCCTATCATTTCACAGGAACTCAACAAGAAGCGCACATATCTCAAGAGTCTGCTGGGTATTGCAGGGAAACAGGGGAGACCTGATGAGGTGCTGCCGCCCTATTTTGCCCCGATCCCCTTTGTCATGGAAGCACGCGATTTCGTAGAGAAAATCATTGTGCCTGAGGCTGCATCGAAGCGGGATCTGGTGGAACTCTGGATCCGCCAGGGCAATTATCTGGCCAAGACCCACAAACTCCCTAAGCCCATCTCCTTCAGTGAGACCTCATGTTGTCTGTCTCCGCTGAGTGATACGAACGAGTTCTGGAAGAAGACTGGGATACAACAATCTCTGCCGGTTTTCGATGAACTCATGGGTCTCCAGGCACCGGCGAAAATCACACGCACTGAGCCGACCATGGTGCCTGCTAAACTGAATCGCCCTCTGCCCGATTCTCCTGAAGACTCCTATTATCTCCTTTTCATGAAGGTGTGTAATGCAGGCCCGAGGAAGGGTGAGACGCACGAGTTTGGCCTCACACATAAGTGTATATGGTGTGATCTGTCCTTGCCCAAGGATGCAGATGTATTAGGAGCAGCCCAGGGACTCGCAGCGCTGGAGGCGCAGGGCATAGAAGTGAATAAGGAGTCATTTCAGGACTTACTAGATGAGACACACCGCGTGAATCGGTTTTCCACGAAGTTGCTCCTGGAGATCCCCGGTCCTCTGGATAACTGGACGAAACTCATGAAGATAGAGCCTGAGCCGATTGATGGATTTTACGCGATCATGGAGAAGACACATGCAGAATTACTGAAGGTGCCTCCAGATGCAGACTCTGCCTCTATCGCAGCGGCCATTCGCGAGTTTGCTAATCTGGCTGAGTCGTGCCAAGAGCGAGTCAAGATCAGACTCGGGAAGCAGACAGAAAGCCTGGAGGTCTTGATTGAACAGGGAGCCGAGTCGATCATTCGGTTCCTCCAGTCCTATGTCATAGTGCCGCTGAAGCGGTTCCTTGAGCGTGATACCTTCACAGTAAATGTAGAGATACCGAAGTCCTGGGGTCTGAGTGAGTTACACTTATACGGTGACAGTGATAAGGAAAAGTCGGGTCTGGTGGGCATGTTAAAGGCGCATAGTGAGTATCCTCGTGAGTTTGACAAGCATGAAATGACTCCCTGGCTGAAGGCCAAGTTCGACACGGTCATTCTGCAGGCGCGCACTATGATCGATTATCTTGCGCTGGTCAGACCTCTTCAACTTCCAGGAGGAGATCAGACATATTTCTATTTCTTGAAATTCTGCCTCTTCTCGGCCCTGGGGAATTTTGTGGATCCTGATACCCTGCCTCTGAACTCTGAAGACCAGGTGCCCCCTGAGAGCCAGGTGCAGAATGACGCCATCTTTCCTGCCAGATTCATCAGTGATATGGCAAAAAAGTTTACTAGGGAAAGTTTGAATCTTACACCCGAAAAGATTCGCGAAAACATTGCGCGAACGGCTGAAGATGAGAAGGCGAATATCATTTCCCGCATGAACAAGATGAAGGGAATCGAGAAGCAGATTGAGAAGATGCACATCAAGCATGGTACAGGGAAATATGCAGTGGGAGGAACAAAGGCGATTTACGCCTATGACCCCGAGCAGTTTGATAGGGAATTCAGAGAGCGGAGGGACATGGGCGCTGCTGATTTCCCTGGATCCATGGAAGAACAGCCGAAACTGGACGCCTTGGGATTTGCGGTAGGCGGCGACGAGGAAGGCTACCTTGGTGAGGGAGACATTGCAGAGGCAAATGGGTTCGATGAGGATTAAGCCCTTTTTCTGTTTACACGCGTCACACGCGCCCCACGCGTTCCACGCATCTTACGCATCTTACGTGTGCCACCCTTCTTACACATGGCATTTGCAGACCCCTTCAGCGATCGTCTAAAGTTCGCACCCCGTATCCTTTGGGTGTTTCTCATTTCTATCTGTAATTAGTAATTAAAGATAGATGCGGCGACTGATCTTCGCCGGACTTTTATATTTAACAGGAATAGCCACATTTATTTTACTTAAACCTGCACTGATGTTCAAGGAGAATGGCCAATGGAAGGAGTTCGGCATAGGTCGTGATCCTGAGTACTTTACCTGGATGCCCTTCTGGCTATTTTCAATTCTATGGTCAGTCTTATCTTATATTATTGTCATGCTTATTGAAGATGCCTTAGCCATGCAACAGACACAGCCTCAACTCTCTGGTCAGGAATACTATCCACCCATGAATGTAAAACGGAACTCTAGGCCAAGGAATATGAACGCAGGGAGAAAATCTGAAGATCTTACTCCCGGATACTACATGCTAAATGAAGGGCGTACGGGACGCAATGGTATTCCCCGTTATGTCTATCTTGGACCTGAGGCTCCAGAGTCACCTGAGGCTCCTGAGTCGCCATAGGCTCCAGAGTCACCTGAGGCTCCTGAGTCGCCATAGGCTCCAATGCCGGAAGACTATTTAGAACAGCGTTGAGCAAAGGAATTTTGATAGGCCTGATTAAATGTCCCTGCCCAAAAGAAAAAGAAGGCATACGAGATTCCCTGACGTACTTCAAGAGGACTAGACTGATATAGTCCTTCAACTGGCCAGAGTAAAAAGGGGAATGACTTCAAGATAAGAGCCATTAGAATAAAGGGAATAGGAACTGATGCTATATGATTTACTTGATATCCTACTTCAGTATATCCGCAACTAAGATTCTGAATGATGCAATTCATTAAGAGTGTTACTAGGGACGCCACCACAGGCATGAGGGCGACATTTCCAACCCAGACTGACTCTAAGCGGTTTCCGAAGGACTGAGTATTCCAGAGAAGAGCAAAGATGCCAATAATTAACCCTGCAAGTAATGATGCTACCATGCGTGTTGATGAGCCAATGCCAGCATTTGGTGTTGGTAGAGTTGTACTTGTTACGGGCTCTGGCATTCTTACTGCCTTAGACTTTTAAGAAAAGTCTACAAAAATAAAAATAATAAAAGAAAAACAATAGACTTTTAAGAGAAGTCTGTAAAAATAAAAACAATAGACCCTTTTCTTAAAGGCGCTTTAAACAGATGTCATCCTACCAACTCAATGCTCAATTCTTTAGAAAGGCCAAGAAATCCAAGACGGCCATAGAATTAACTGAAACCCAGGCGATTATTCCGGCATCCAAGGCCGGCCCTGAGATTCGTGTATCACTTCCTAATTACAGACTACGGACATCTGAAGAACGGACGAGGGCGATTGAAGAACGATATGAGCAAATTCGAGTTCTAGAGGGACAGATTGAAGATGAGCGAAAGGCCTTATTTGCTCTTGTTAAGACATTCCGGGAACTTGGCACAGGCGCTTCAGACGTCTTTGACAAGAACTCTACGATTCAGACTCTCATGGATACTCGATCCAAGTTAGCACATCCGCAAAAGTGGATTGATGACCTAGAAGGTGTCACGCTTCAAGAGATTTTTGAGACTAAGCGTGATCTAGGAAAGGTGAAGGGAGTTGTGTACCAAGTAAAGAAGAGGGTCGAGCCCATAGAAACGTTGTACGTTACTGTGGACGAGGCAAAACTAGAGTCTGAATTTGCTGAGAAAGAATCCAAGGAAGCAGAGGCTGAGGAGGTCATGGCGAAGGAGGCTGGCAGTGCTGCTGTGGCGACAGCAAAGGCTCTTGCAGCCTCAGTTGGGCCAAGAGCCCTGAGCGCGGCAGAGCAGGCGACGGCGGGCGCGATTATTGGGAAGGCCAAGAGATCCTTCAAACTGAAGGCCACACCGAGTCAAGCACAGGGCGGCGCCCAATAAGAAAATTAACCCGATAATGGATATTCCTTTAGTGTATCCTGATGCTTATCACAGTCAACCTTCGTCACCCTGTATCTATAGCAGGCCTTATTAGGATCCTTATATACAAGAGCATCCACCGTGTCTGGATGAGGATATTTGTAAATAACCTCATGCTGTCCACGCCCCCCTGTGAGTATATATACTGCGCCGATCATCACTCCAATGACGAACGGTATTAGGTGAAAAAAGTGGAAGAGACCATCCATGATATCCTAACGTTGTTATAGAAGTAAAAGATGATCATTGATGCAATAAAAAACCCTGCCTTTGGATCTATTGTCTCCTTAATGCTTGGCGTGGCCCTTGTTGTCCTGGCCTACCCTATGTGTCGTGGAAAAGACTGCATGATTGTGAAAGCGCCTCCTATCCATGAAGTCGCGAATACGGTATATCATATTGGATCAAAATGCTATAAGTTTGAGACGGCGCAAATGGACTGCCCTAAGGAAGGCGTCATCGAAGCATTCCAAGTGCGCTAAGAGCCTCCGGGTTTCTTTACAGTGAATAAAAAGAATGGCAAACGCAGGAACTCTCCTTTCTGATCTGGATGGAAAGGTACCCGTTGCGGGCGACAATGATTTAGTAAACATGATCTACAAGGATATGAATTCGGGCCCTGGCTCTGGTTCTGGCTCTGGTCTAGGGCCGGAGATGCGTCCGGGTGGAGCAATACAGATGATGCCCTCTCCTCAGACACACCACATGAATCAGATGGATTCAGTGCCCGCGACGGCCCATGTTATTGGTGGACAGCATCCCACTGCAGGTGATTTTGCTCATATGCTACAGAGTTCTTCTACGGGGTTTGCACCTGGCGCATGGGGTGCCGCGCCCCAGGCTCAGAGACAGATGACTCCGGAAGATTTAGCAGCGCAACTAAGTGCCATGCAGGCTCAGCAGGGTAAGGCGTGGAGTTCATTCTTAACAGACGAGATGAAGGTGCCTGTATTAATTGCACTTCTGGTGTTCATTGTAAATATGCCCTTTGTCAGTGTGCTTGTTGCACACTACGCTGCATGGATGCTGAAGGCTTCGGGTGAAATGAATCTCTATGGAGAAGTCTTCAAGTCGGTGCTCGTTGCAGGATTATTTTGGGGTGCGAATAAGGTAGTTCTTCCTCTGTTACGATAATCCTCTCTTACGATAATCTTTTATACCACAGGTGATAGTAGATGCAGGCAGCGGGACAGACCAATGACAATTCGAAAATAATAGTAATTTCCCTGTATATCTTAATTGTTATCCTGTTTTACAGAAAGATCAGCAATGTTATGATCATGATTAGCGTTGGCGTAGGAGCATTAATCTACGCCTTTGAAGTTTCTATGACGATTGCTGTGGGTGCTGCTCTTATTACCCTCGGACTCCTGGTGTACCTCCATAACAGGGAGGGGTTCGAATCTTCTGAACCTACCGATATCATAAATCAAATTCGCAGTATAGCCAGAGTGCCTAGGTCAATTGAAGGATATGAAGATGTGCGAAAGGAAAAGGATGAGACTCCAGCCCCGGCGGACATTAAGAAAAAGAAGAATACCTTAGTCTCAGAGGAAGAAAATAAGGAGTCTGATACACTCGCCAAGCCATTTAAGTTAGGCGAGATCCCAGGTCAGGCAAAGAAGGGTCCCCACCTCGATGTATCATCAACCCTGATGAAGGCCATTAACAACCTTAACCCTGAACAAATCCAGGCAATGTCTGTCGACACCAAGCAGTTAATCGAGACTCAGAAGACTCTGATGGGGATGTTAGGCACGATGAAGCCCATGTTAAATGATGGAAAGGAACTCATGAGCACCTTCCAGGACATGTTCGGCAAGGATGTGTAAGCATGTAAATATAACGAATAAGTTTATTTTATGGATTAAAATAAACTCATAAGTAAAGGAAAAGCAATGGCGTCGTCTCAGTGCGCAGCAGGAACCATTAATGGGTTTCCATTAACCTTAAAACAGAATCTATTCAAGCCCTGGTCAACATGCCCAGATAAGGATACCAAGACACCGAGTGAAATCATGCGAACTCTCACTGTTACCTCTGATATAACCATGGGCTGGGTAGATGTAATTCCCAAGGGCACTTCGATAAGTACTTCAGTGCGAGTTAATCTCTACACTCGGATTGTCTTACCAGATTCCATATCCGGATTTAATTCTACATTAACCCTTCATGGCACGAGATATAAGGCATCTCCCTATATCTCAATTGTTGGAAAGCAGCATACCAATCTCATTAAACATAATCCGAATGATGCCACCGTGGAACTCATCTGGGCATTTCAGAAGGAGCACACTAAAATCGCAAATGAGGATCCACAGGTCATCTTACTATGCCGCCCGGCTAAGTTTAGTAATTCTGGATGGGCAGATGTCTTCTGGGATGCAGTGAATTCCTCTCTGGCAGATTCCAATAAGGCGAAGCAATTGGATAGAGACTATTCACCAAAGAATCTTTTCCCAATGTCGAGAACTGTAACCTATCAACTTTGTCTGAATTCGAAGGTATCAAATTCCTACGGAACCACGTCGGTAAATTCGCCGTTTAAGATTCGCGTCTATGTGATTAATGACACCATGGAAATTCCGAATCCTAAGACTGGCACTGAGACGAGTGTGGGGGCAACCTGTCCTGCTCTCGTTCAGTATTCTCTCATTACCTTTGACGGAGCAAATGGACCCGCGGCCATTGTAAATGCTGCTCCCACTCCTGGAATCTTTCAGTTTACTACTGGCGCAACCTCATCTAGCGCTGAGAATGTAAAATTGCCCAAACTCACTGGGAATTTTATTTCTGACTGGGACTCCGTAAAACAATACATCGAAATCCAGTTACCCGATGAAGAATATCGGTATAATATGTCTACAGAAATTGCACTACCAGGACTCTCACCGAGACCGAAAAAGAAGTTCAAGTGCTACACTATCGATCCTGAGAAGGACATCGTGGGCGATCAGATTACTATAGATCCGAAGACTGGGCAGCCCCTGGAGGAATACATGCGAGAAGAATACTATGGCACTGAGTCTGGAGATATACGTCCGCCAGGAATCTTACCTGGTGATATGGAATATTATCTTCAACTGATTGCTGGCATTGTGGGCGCAGTGATCTTACTGGCCTACTTTGGGTATATTCTCAATTTATGCATCTTAGCAACTAGTGCTCCAGGGGATCAAGCATGGTCCATAGCACAATCTGCATTCATGCACTTTCTACTCTGGGGCGCAATCCTAGGATCGGTAATAGCGATGGAAAGGAACTATAAGAAGAAAGAGGGTTTTGAAGATAGTGTGAAGCCAATAGAGACCAAGGATAAACGCTGTTACACCATGATCACAAATGCCTTGATAGGGACTAAGGTCAGATTAAAGAAGGGTGCAAATGCTGATAAATTCATGATCTCATATACCCAAGAAGAATGTGAGGATCAACTGGGTGGCTTCTATAAAAAAGAAGAAATCGAATCAGGCGATGTTGAGCCAGAGTCCTTCGAAGGGCCGATTGGCTTCTGCTATAGCGTCGATCCCAAGATCTCTACCCCCCTGTCAACTCAGGACTATAGTATGACTATCTGTGCCCCTAAACAGCCTACTCCTAAGCCTAAGGTGCCAAATAGACAGTGCTATAAGCCTACTCCTGGTGGAGCGGTTTTACTAGGAAGGGAGTTAGTCTTGACCAAGTTGGGCCTTGATAAATTTAAACCACTCAACAGCGTTGTTTCTTATAGCACGGACGAATGCAACCGTCTGGCTGGAATTTACAAGAAGATCACTGTGCCGTCGACCTTCGTAAAGTCGGATGGCCCTGGAGGACCGACTACCACGGATATTGGATTCTGCTACAGATCAGGGTCTGATTTATCCAAGAAGGACGTTGATGTCCAATTAAACTATTCGTACACATGTTCTCCTACATTTTCACCATAGTGAATTAGATGAGTCCGGCGGTTTTAACCTTGCTATGGTTTATATGTGTATGCGCTGTAACATTCGGCGTATACATGTATCTGATAGTGAATCAACCAAATGAGAAAGAAGGATTTGATGCGAGAAGAGCAGACCAAATAAGAATTACTACCTGCCCTAATGGAACGATCTCATATATTAATTCTGCAGGAGATACCAATTGTTGCGATAGTGAACTTCGTGGAGGAAAGTGCCCTGGAACTTCTGTATGCACCCTATCTCCCGCTAGGGATAATTCGGCGATTAAGACATGCTCTAATATCATGGCCGTTCTATGGGGAAAGCGATCCTATGAATGGTGTCCACGAAATTGGTATTATTATGGAACAATTGACCTATTCTGGCCAAATACAGGCGACGCCAATATCTGGGGATGTTCTACTGTGCCATCTAAGATGAATGGATCCAGACCTGATATTGCGACTGGAGTAGATTTCTGCACAATTTACGGAACGGATGATGATAATCTTTCTAAGATCACCACTGCTGCAGTTGCGGCAACAGGAACGACACCTGCAAAACCAGCCACGGTGGTGAGTTGTAAAAATCTAAGAGAGATGGCTAGAATTGAAAAGCCGACGCCGACTGCTACAGTCACCATGATTAACACAAGTAGTTCCGCAAGGAAAACACCTGCTCTGTTTAATGTCACCTTTACCCCCGTGAAAAACGGAAGCAGTGTGCCTGTACTGTGTACAGATTGGAATAGATTTAAGTTATTTTTAGGAAAGGTCTTTCCTAAGGCAATCCCGATGTATGAGAAGATTTATGGAAAGCACGTCTATTTTTGCCCTGCAGCAAAGGCCTATTATGTCGATGGAACGCTCAGTGCCTCCAATGCCATGGGGGTACCCAGCGGTAATGCCTTGCCTGGTATATGTCCTCCTACTTCTACGACTCCTCCTAAGTAAACAACATCTATCTAGACGAATTTGCCATGTGCTCGATGTTTTTACTGGTTTCTTCAGAGAAAATGTCCTCTGCCTTGGATCCAAGAGGTTCTGACATCAGCACTTCCTTCTCATTGATCGAGGGTGCGACCTTGCTGGCGCTATTGTCCTGCACCTTATTCGACGGCATAAAATCAACTGGCTCATGGACTTCATCTGACTGTCCTCCATGATTCAGATTTACGGTCGCCTCAGGTGTCTTAAAGACGTTAGACAGTGCATGCAGATCTCCAAGACCACGGATTCCTAGTAAATCAAATTGGTGATGTTGGGCATAGACTGCCGTGATCACCATGAAGACTCCCAGAGACACATAGGGATCATAGGCCAGTGAGGCGAGAAGGGCAAGGAGTGCGGCGAGACGCATAGGGAGGGTGTCGAGTACTCTACCGAAGAGTTCTGCTAACTGAGGTACTGCGAGAAAGCAGACTCCCAGGCCTACTAGGATAGCGACCTGCACACGTTGTTTATTTACACTATTCATTCTACCGTCAACCTTTAAAATAAAATGCGCTATTCAGAGCGAGGTAGTGTAAGGGTTGACAGGCTGCCGACTTTACGGTACCATGACCACTATAAAATTGAGCATAATTACTGTGCATAACGTATACACATGGCTACTATACTGACTACGCATGGATATGCTATTGTCAAGTCATCTCTTACACCTGAGAAGGAAACTCAGATTCGCAAGAGTCTGACCGTAAAGCCTGTCACGCAGCAGCAGCGCTATTCGGCCATGGACGAGGAGTTTCCGGTCTATCTCGAATCGGCAACACGCCTATATGTGCCCCGGATGTGGGCTCTGGAAACTCTTGGCCCGGCATCTTCCTCAGTGATGACCGAGGGGAATCCTCTGCCGGCGGCCCTGACCTTTACAGGGAAACCCTACGACTACCAGGAAAACATTATCAAGACCTTTCTGAATGCCGATGCGAATGGATTAATCTGTGTTCCTTGCGGAAAGGGAAAGACCTTCATGGCTCTCGCCATCGCCTTTCGTCTAAATAAGCGATTCATGGTAATTGTCGACAAGGAGTTCTTGCTAGATCAGTGGGCCGGAGAGATGAAGTCTCTGTTGCCTGGCATTCGTATTGGGCGATTTCAGGGAGCAAAGGCTGAGGTCGAACCTGAGAAGTATGATTGTACGATATGCATGATTCAGACAATTGTGCAGCGACAGGTTCCTGAGTCGATGCTGAGAACCTATGGGTTTACTATCTTTGATGAGTGCCATCACCTGGGGGCAAAACATTTCAGTAAGGTCTTGAGTAAGATTCAGACGAAGCACATGCTTGGTCTAAGTGCAACACCCACTCGTGATGATGGTCTGACCAAGGTCTTTGAGTGGCATCTGGGGAAGCCAGTGTACTGGGAGAAGAAGAGGGAGGCTGATACGACGGTGTCAGTGGAGATCATGCGGTTCGAGTGTGATGATGAGGAGTATGCAACCGTGCCGACAAATTTCAGGGGTGAGGTCATCTTAGCGAGGCTTCTGGGGCAGGTGGTTGCATGTGAGAAGCGGAACGTGTATATTGCGAATAAACTCAAGGAACTCATCAAGGAGCCTCAGCGGAGGGTTCTCGTTCTCAGTGAGCGTATTGGTCACTTGGAGGCCATTGAGGCTCTGATGAAGCCAACGGGCTGTAAGATCGGCTATTACATTGGGGGTATGAAGACAGGGGAACGCGATAGTGCGGCTGAGAGTGCTCAACTCCTTCTGGCATCGTATTCCATGGCGAGTGAGGCCATGAATATTAAGACGCTGAATTGCGTGTTAATGGCGAGCCCTCGCAAGAAGATTGAGCAGAGCACAGGGCGAATTCTGAGGCAGAGGCCGGAAGAGAGGTCCCTTGATCCGCTAATCCTCGATATTATTGATCAGCATCCTACCTATGGTCGTCAGTCTCGTGAGCGCATTGCCTATTATAAGAAATGCGGTTACAAGATTATTGATCCCTCTGCTGGAAGCGACAAGCCGGAAAAGACGCGAGCACGAATTACTGCCTATGGGATTGTAGAAGAGTAAGTTATCTGCGTCTCTTAGTCATACGTCTAGACTTCTTACCCTTTTTGCCCTTTCTGCGCTTTCCACCAGTCTGACCGCATGCCTTGGACGAAAAGGTAGTACTAGATGGCTGATTGATCATGTGTAGCGAGCCAGTCATATCCTTGAAATTTCCTACACCAGGATTCTGAGTATAGGCGGCATTACTCTGCTCTAAGATCGGAGCGGCCGAAGCAGCGGAATTGCCTACACCGCCCTTCTGCACAAGGTTCAGAGGGTTCACATGATTCGGCGTGCAGGGAGTCTTTACGATTTCCATGAAGCCGCCGAGACCCCCTACAGGGTTTGGAAGGACATTCGTGTAACCTCCTCCCTTCTGCATCCCAGGGAGACCACCAGTGAGAGAGAAACTTAAGGCTCCAGGTCTTGCTGCACTCATACAGGCATCGTAGGGCTGGTTGACCATATTCGGCTGACCAGATCCAGGGATCAGTGCACCGCCGGGGCCCCATCCTGACCCTGCGCCACCCCCACGCTGAGAGCGTCTAGAACGTCTAGAGCGTGTCGTCTTTTTGGAGCGCGTTGTCTTTCTGGACTTAGCCATATCTAGTTATACGCACTAAAAAAGTGTAAGCACTAAAAAAGTGTAAGTACTATTATTTTTGCTAATGCAATCTAAGAATTCCTAAGCCAGAGGCCATATACCCTCTCTGGACTCTCACGCCTAGAATCAATATAATATGAGATCGTAGGAGTCATCTGAGCATTCTTAGCCTCCTCTGCGTAGGTCAGAAGTCCAAGAATCTGCTGAAGCGCGTAAACCTGGTCCTTCACCGCAGGATGACCATAGATATGATCATACAGATCATTGACCATAATATTGCTATTGGCAGACCTAGTAATTACGCGAAGCCAGAGAAACTCTCGGAACCTCTTATAAAACGACTCAAGGTGCGCCTTGTCCTCTGGGCTCATCAGAGTATCGAACATTACGCGCATGTAGACGGTTAGGATCGAATCCGGAAGTATGCCCCAATACTCTTCCAGAGTTTCCTCAGTGAATTGGAATGAGCGCCCGCATACCGGGTTAATCTTTTCCTGCTCCTCCTTAAATCTTTGCTGGGACTCCCAGATTAGCCGATAAGACCCATGCTTGAGTTCATGATCAGTGTAGATAAAGGAGGGGGGAATTGTATTCCACTCGGCCAACTTAATAATTTGCGGTGTCCACTGACGCGCATCCTTGAGAGCAGGTGGTAGAGCAGGCGCAAAGAGTTCAAGATACTTCTTAAACTCATAGTCGGGACTGAAGCCACTAGTAATCCCCCCTGTGTTATAGGCAAGTCCGTTATGTCTCAGAAGAAGGCTATAGAAGTCAAGAGAAATACGCGGCGTGGATCCATGATAGTCGGAATCAATTACGGAACACCGCCCAGCGAAGTGATTGATAAACTGGATAAACTGGTCCTTATCGTGAATGTCAATAAGAGAGATATACGCAGTGGGCGAAAGGACCTCAATGTTCGCATGGAGATCAGTAAATCCGAAGCAGACATAGAGATCATAGCCAGGTAGCCTCTGCACATCGGGTACACCACCGTGAACACAATCACCTGCCCAGAGCATGACACGAATGTCATTCAGTGCGAAGAGTGCAGAATAAAGGTTCTTGTCAATTTGCTCGTTTGTCTTGTAAGAAAGTACACGCTCCATGCCTTACTAGAAGCATGGAGCATGGTTCAATTTTATTGTTTGCTATTTGCTATTACATGCTATACCTACAGGACATGTGTTACGACATACGACTCAAAGTCCTCATTCCACGAGGCTCTTACCTTTACAGCACCCCCTCGTTTCTCTTGAAGCGCCTTACTAATTGCCAGAGTCTGAATGGATGCGCGCCCCTTGTCTTCGCCATTGAGAGTTAGAGTATAGACATCAGGCTTCCCTTCAACGGGGGTGCATAGAAATTCACCATCTTGAGTATTAGTCTTAGGAGCAAGGTGAAAGACTGAGGTTACCTTAAGAAGACGTAACTGGGGCGAATCAGGCATGAGACAGATGCATCCCCCATTGAGAGTGGCCATGGCCTGTCGAATGTCCTCGAGAGGATAGAAGGGGGCTACCTGAATCTCCTTGCCTTGAAATTCCTTATCCTTTGACCACATTGTACTGCAGAAGCGCTCCATGTAAACATGGCGCTGCTTGAATGTCTTTGTTGATCGGAGTTGCTCACCATTGGCGACAACACAGTCCTCTAACTGGATGAGCCCTTCTGCGCTATATAGACTAATTCCGAAGACCCAGGTGCCGAGGATAGACTCGCGATCGATGCGCATGGGACACAGATATGGCTTATCTGGGGCCTCCTCATCAATGATTGCTGGCCGCGAGTTCTTGCCGATAATGAGAAGCCCCTGCTTCCCCCTGTAGGGGCGAGTAAAGATGACGTAGGTATTGGCTTGGATACGGGGTAGATCACGCTCGCTTTTGAAGGTAACCGCTGGGCTTCGCAAGATATCAGGGTAGAGTTCTGGTATCGTGCGAATCCAAGTATGTTCTTGGCTCTTTAGTGACTGGTCGTTGCCTCGGTGAGTGCCTCGGTGATTGCCTCGGTTGTTATCATGTCGGCGCATCTATACCATACTATAGTTAACGGTGTTTAGACCTTGTGGTCACGGCGTTTAGACCTTGTACCCTTCTTCCGCAAGCGCCGTGTGCCTCCTTTAGGCATATTACCAGGGGTTACAGGAGTGGAACCAGGTGAGACCTGTTCAGGCAAGGCCTGTATTGCCTTTGCCTCCTCTGACCCTGTTACACCCTTAACAGCCTCTAAGGTAGAGTTTGGATGAAGACCCACAATTTCTTCACCAACTGAGTCAGCAGACTCTAAATCCTTATAGAATAGTTTATACTTGACATTTGAAGAACTATTCACCGGTGTTGTGCTCGCTAACTGCCTATTAGCGAGTAACATGTCCTTGAATGCAGGCTTTTTGATCCATTCATTTGTCTTGCTAGAACCCTGTTTAGCATTCATGTAGAGTTCAAAAATATGCTGCTCTCCTAACATTATGGAAAACCAAACAATAGCAATTGTGATATCGCGAATAATCTGTCTCAGGGTCTCATCAGGAGAGAGCCAGCGAGAAGTAAATCCTGTAGGCAGAGTGCGAAAGGGGTAACGAATAGTCGACCAAATCTTACTTGCTAAACTCTTCTTTACCTCAGGAGCAATAGTGGCAGGCTTAGCGTCTGCTGCCTTTAATTTTTCAACCGCTGCAGCCTTTTCCTCTATAAGCCGCTTAGTCGCTGCTTCTGCTTCTGCTGCAACTCCATTTAGTAAGTCCTCAGCGGTCTTAACTTCTCCATGTGAGAGATAATATTCAAACTTCTTGATTAGATCTAAGGTTTCCTTGCTTGAGAACTTGAGAATATTCGACTGTAGGGCCTTCATGCAATTTGCCAGATTTGTCGTATGTAAATTGATTCCCTTCTCATCAGCAATATCCTTCATGACATTGTGAATCCTATACATGCGCTCGACCTCCATCTTAATAAAATATAAGTTCGTGGCAAGTTCTTCATTCAGACCCTTTTGTCTTAGAATAAAGAGGGTCGCCACCAGAACACCAATGAGAGCGGGCATGAGAACCGGCATAGTTACTGAAATTCCTACTGCCGATGCCACTGTAGCACGAATCACAGGATTACTCATTGATGCACCAGCCCAATATGCTCCACTGGATAAGGCAGCAACAGTGGTTCCTTGACTAACTATCGCTCTTAATGCAGTAGCATTACCTGCCTTAGTCACTTGACCGAATCGTTCTGCTCCAACCACTTGCGCAGCGGTCTTACCAGAAGGAGTAGTAATTGGCCCCCTTTTAGAAAATGGATTCCACATCTATTTAAAATGCAGAATACATTCCAGGCTCAGCGACATCATTTGCGAAAATGCCCTGCATAAATTCTCCACCATTCTGGGCAAATTCGGGCGTGAAGGCCTGAAGAGCATTGCCGGCCTGGTTGGCCGAAGCGCTCGCCACACCCGAGGCATCACCGATATCTACAGATGAATTCGCCGGCGCAGGCTCAAACATGCGCTCAGGATGTCTCAGACGCTCGGGGTGGGCAGCGCTCTCCTCCGTAGTCTCATAGGGATCATTCGCCACCTCAGGGCTCGTTACACGTATTTCCTCAGGAGGTGCACGCTGGGCAGGACTAGAGGGGCCTGCGGGGCTTACTATGCGTCTAGGATAGATGATCGGCTGGGTTTCTATGACAGGCGCAGGTGCAGAAGTATTGAGAGAAGTGAATCCATCTCTGGGGGCAAACCAAAGAACCGTTGTTAGAAGTACTAGAACTGCAACTAATACGCCTACGCGGAATGACATCTGAGGCAATGCGAGGAAAAAAAATAGAGAATTATACTATAGTTTCCACATTCCATCCGGGAATAGAAAAGCCCGTTCTGTGCAAAGTTACCGGAAGTGATTCTTTCCATACTGGATTTACGGGGACAACCCAGAGATCCAGGGCTTCGAGAGTTTCAATAAATCCCGTGGCCGTCTTTTTCCTGGAAATAACCTTCCAAGATGTTTCTGAACCATCGGGCCAGCGCTCAAAGCGAACCGCTCCGCTATCCCAAATATGTACCATTTCACTAGCAGTCTTGGCTTCTGTTGAAGTTGTCCATATGCGTTGAATGTATCCCATCTACTGATAAATTTGAGTGACTGGGATTTAAGCACAGGCGGTATAGTAATACTTATGCCAGGAACATTCCATGCCTTACATCTGAAGCAAGATGGTGATGTGGATTCTGTAAAGGTAAAGCAGTCTGGAGATAGGCCTTCGCTGAAGGACATTCAGGTCTTCTTAAAGAAGAAGGTTGCTCCTTCCCTGGTGGTATCGTATGCCTATGGTGACAGGCGGCTATCTATGCTAGGTTACATCACTGGTAAGGAGTCTGAGTTAACCCAGCATCAACTCCCCCCTCCCTGCGAGCACTCTGAGTTATATGGTTCGCTTATGCTCCTAGTTCATCCTCTTAAGACGACCTGGGATACCTCGACGCCGGTAGAATTCCCAGCCTCAGACTATGAGGAGTTTTATGAGAAACTGTGCTCAGGTGAACTGGATGACGAGCAGGAGGCTGATGGAGAAGAGGATGTTGAGGCAGAGGCCGAGGCTGATGTCGAGGCTGAAGAGGAGGAGGATGCTGAGGCTGAGGCTGAGGTAGACGAAGATATCGAGGTGGAAGCAGAGGTTGATGTGGAAGCAGAGGTCGAAGAGGCTCCTCGTATTCGTACGATACGCAAGCCGATTAAGATTGATGCCTATAGCAATCAGTTCAAGTATACATCCACCCTAGTCACAGAGACTGAGTCGTCACCAGATACAGTATCGGCGAATGAGCAGCGAAAGAGGACCCATGCGGTCTTACAGGATCTCTTCAAGGGTGACTGTACTGAGGCAGAGTTGCTCGACTTGGAGCGAGGAATCTTTAATGCTACGATTGAGGAAGCGACACGCAGGCACATTCCCCACACCTGGGATCATGCGACCTTCACCTGGATCTATAAGATGATTTCTAAGCGAGTGATTAGTAACTTTTATGCTGAGTCCTATATTGGCAATAAGTCACTCTTTGAGCGGTGGAAGGAGGGCGAGTTCACCCTCGATCAGATTGGTTCCTGGGATCCCTATGAGTTGAACCCGACCCAGTGGAAGGATCTGAAGGATCAGCAATTTAGGCGTGAGAAAAAGGTGCTCGAGGGCAATCTTGCCATGGCTACTGACAGGTTCAGGTGTTCTCAGTGCAAGAAGAAGTTGTGCTCGTATTATGAACTTCAGACTAGGTCGGCAGATGAGCCGATGACAATCTTTGTGACATGCTTGAACTGTGGGAAGCAATGGCGCCAGTAGGCTTTTTAGAAAAAAGCCTGCCAAAAACACCTTAGAAAAAAGTTCGCAAAAACACCTCTGAAAAAAGCCTGCCAAAAACGTTCAACGGTTTAAACCAACTTATATACTAAGTCTATACATGCAATCAGATCTGAAGGCCTTCACTGATGTATCGGGATCCTTCCTTGTCTTCAAGGATATCTACCAGTTTTTTGGTGAGAACATCAAGAATTCTGTGGCAATTCATATCGGCTGCAGTGACTGGAGACACAATCTTCAGATTCTCGAATCCTATCCTCTCCCCACCATTATCTGCGACCCCAAGAATGAGGTATCAGACTTTGGACTCGCCCTCGAAACCCACCGCAGCAAACTCATGGACTGGATGAAGTTCTTAAAGGAGTCAGACTGCGGCAAGCATTTTGTAAATCCCAAGTGGACCGCCGTGGAATCCACATATCCAAGTACCTTCGATGGCAGTCGCGCAGACTATAATGTGCCCGTATCTTCCTGGTCAACTCTTCTTCGGAAGGCCAACATGCTCCGCGGGAAGCCAACACAGGAGATTCACTTTGCCCTCTGCAAGATCGAGTGTCTGAATGAGGAGCGGGCAATTCTAGCAAGTCTTCTTGCATCCGAGTACAGGCCATCCATCCTCTATGTCAGATGGTCTGCAGATCCTGATGGTGATCAGGAGACCTGCGAGGCTGCCGGCCATGTCCAGTCTGCAGGCTACCGCCTTCTCGCCATTCAGACGGATGGATGGTTTATCTACCACTATTCAGGCCAGGATATTTACTCCTGTTGCTCATGGACTGATGTGGGAATGACACACCCACTTATAAAGATGATGATGGAGCAGGTTTCAGAGGCTATGGAGAAAATACAGAACCCGGTTAGGAATGAACCGGTTGCTTCTGAAGGGGCTGCCCCTAGTTGAATCGGCCCTCTATCAACAGAGGTTCGCTCTTCTTTCTAGAACCAGTAGACTATCACAGTCCGCTAGGGCAATCGAGCCTCTCGTGGTATCCCTTCAGCGCCCTAAGTCTCATCCGCTAATGACAAGAAAGCGATCAATTAAAGACTTAGATAGTCTCTGTATAGATGGCGTCAACGAGGCTTTCGGAAACTCGTAAGATGAATGCAGAAACTCTGAATGAATCCTCCCTGCTAACCCCCTTTTTGTATATACACCCCCAATTTGGGTATTCAGCGTACTCTATTTATAGAAAAATAGAGTCCCAGGCCACCTTACATTTAGGAACGTATCCCAATACGTTTCCAAATACAATAGAGGAGTATTATTGGATTTATACAAATGCAGAAAAAACCCTATGGAAGGCCCTGGGTACCATGGGACTTAATGGCATCACGGTCTACTTTTTTTATACCGCCGCCATATCCATAGGTGAGTCCTTTGAACATGGGCATGGGCATATGAATCTCTGGGTCTCTGCGCAGTATTCAGATATTATCCAGCACGTTATGGATACAGAGACCTATGAACGCTATGTTTCTGAGACAACCTCTGTATTATAGGATGAGTAGATCCGAAAGCCGCCAGAGTTCGAAGGTCCCATCAGGCATGGGCCTCTTTAGGATGATAGGAAGGCGCCTGGCCTCGAGTTCCAGCCTAGCAATCTCTCTGAGATCTGTGACATGGTCGGGCACGGCAATATAAGGCCTCGCTCCAAGACTTAGTTGATTCGTTCGGAATCCGAGAATTTTTGTTTTCTCGAATTGCGTAAGAAAGGGAACACTTCGGTGTTTCGCATCAGTCTTTCCGTCTGCAGTTGTAAACCCTGGCGGGACAGTTGTAAGAAGAAGGCTCTGTTGCACAGAATCCACGGTATCAATACGAGCCTCTGGATGGAACTTCAGGAGTTCGTTGCCGAGATCACGCTTTTTAATATCCTCATCGAGTTCCATGTCCTCCTCCACCTCGCGCCCCTCGTCGTAGACATCATCCTCATAGTCCTCGTCGTCAGCCATATACCTATCTAAGGTAGAATTACATTTCATTTTTTACACCGTTTTTACCTAGCATTCTGTCTCTGGGTCGAAGTAATATGTATACTGATTTCTGACTTTCTTGTTATTCATGGTACGCTCGCATCTTGATTCTGTGGGACAATATTCTGAGCCATCTCCCTCGCTACCCTGGGCTGCATCGAAGCCTGGTAGAGGCGCATCCATAGGTTTAGTCTCAGAAACCTTCGTGGGATTTGATATTGCTGATACTCTCTCGATGACAGGGGCAATTCCGGGTATACCCTTGGCATCCACTGGCTGGGTAGTAGCGGGATCGAATTGTTTGTTAAAATTGCCCGACTGATTCGGCTTAGCATAGGGTGAAGATGAGACGGGTGGCTCCAGAGGTTTAGCCGCAGCAGCAGCCATAGTAGCAGGCGTAGCCATAGGACCATTTATAGCCATAGGACTAGGTGTAGACCCAGGTATAGGCCTAGGCTTACTAGTGTCAACCGGGCTCTGTACTGGGACATCCGTAGGAGGAGGTCTATACACCGGTTTTACGGTAATCTTTCTCCATATGTTTGTATCCTTATCAGGAGAAATACCTAACACACGGATATATTCATTTCCTACAGCGGGGGTCCATTCTGTACAGATAAATGTATCATTCACGTGCTTTACCACATCACCTAACTTATACGGTCTAGTCGGAAAATATTTCCCCATATCCCTAGGTGTTATGATTATAGGATCAGTAGTTCCTAACTTGATTTCCTCATTCACCGATAGACTAGCCGGTATAAGTTCAGGGTTGACTAGAAACTGTCTCCATGCAGGAAGATTGCTGTTGGTAACTAAATTCGGATTAGGGAGAGACTTGGGAAGGATCTTACTAATGACCTGCCATGTGCCAGCAGTATCGGGAGTAGTATTTATTGTCCCAGTAAACGTGCCGGCTCTCGGATCCTTATCCCAGACTGCGCACATATAGACTAGGGCATTATATGTCACAACATTACCCAGAGTGTACGTCTGCTTCGATGAGTAATCGCTGATGTATGTGGGCTTAATTGTAAGAGGGCTTGTTGCGCCTACAGTAAACTCCTTACCCAGGGTTAGTGTATCTGGAATTGGGTTTGCAAGGATATATTGACCCCAACTAGGGCCAGTTTGATTGAGGATAAAATGGGGAGGCGGAGGATTTATCTTGACCACCGTGAGTTGTATCCAGGCATTTTTGTCCTGATCCGGAGATACACCGTAGGTACCTGAATAGGCTGGGCCGCGCGCATCCTTCCATGCTACACACATATAGGTATTGCCATTGAAGGTAATAATACCACCCATTCCATAGGTCTGATTTGATACATAGGTCCCCGCATCGACCGGTGTGATATCAAGTCCCTTACCTACACGGATAACCTCGTAGAAATTGATTATCTTAGGAATATACGAACGATCGACGACTAATTGCCCCCACACTGGCCCAGTTGAATTTAATACTAGGTATGGGTTGGGCACAGGTACAGAGACTGTGGTCACCTTCACCCAGGCGTTTTTATCCTGATCCGGAGATACACCGTAGGTGGCTGAATAGGCTACACCGCGGGCATCTTTCCATGCTAGACACATGTAGGAACTCCCATTAAAGGAAATCACAGCACCCAGACTATAGGCCTGATTTGAGACAAAGGCCCCAGCAGCATAGGGGGTAATTGTAATGGGATTAGTTGTGCCAACATTCATCGGTGCACTTAAATTTACAAGACCCTTGATGAGTTTAGAGTCAACCACAAATTGTCCCCATGCTGGCCCGCCGACATTCGCAATTAGATTAGGATTGGGTACAGCGGTGTTAAACCCTTCCCTATCTCTATAAGCGTAGTTAGATGTCAGAAATAATATAACTGTAACTAGTAATGCCACCCCTAGTTGAAGTTTCATCCTATATACATGCCATTTAAAAAGTTTATATGTCTGCTATATAAGAAATATACAGTCGTTCCTGAAACGATAGAAAAATATACATATGCCATAAGAGAATTATTTAGTTCAAAGATATAATGAATAAGAAACATACAGAGTAGAAAGGCCAGAACAAAATAATAGATAGTGAGTGAAAGTGGCGGAACATAGTATTTGGTGCTGCGCGAAGTATCTTTTTCACGCAGCCGATCAAATCCAAAGATATCTGCATATTCTTTTGCTGCTGGCGCAGAATAGCCTGCATTTTTAGGATCAAAGCCTTCATAATATACCTTTAAACAGAGTATAAGAAAACAAACTATAAGAACTAAACCGATATATACTGTAGCATTACGTTTCATCTACGTAGACACTAGAATAATTTGTTATGCAGATAAGAAGGCCTAAAAATGAACGGGCTAACTTTATAGTATAGGGCATGGCTGAGGATAATGATGTAGTTTCGGATGAGGTGTACGTAAAGGAATATATTTCCTTCGATGAAATGAATCTCCCAGAAAATCTTTTGCGTGGCATTAATTCTCACGGCTTTACTAAGCCGTCATTTCCCCAATCAAAGGGGATTGTTCCTATTGCCCAGGGCAAGGATATTATTATGCAGGCGAGGTCTGGCACGGGTAAGACGGGTACATTTGTGATTGGCGCCATGGCCCGCATTGACCCTAAACTAAAGAAGGTTCAGGTGCTCTGTCTCTCTCCCACGCGTGAACTCGCAAATCAGACTCAACTCGTGGCGTCGGCAATTGGAGAGAGTTCCACCGTTGACACGAGCATGAACATCAAGGCATATGCTGCGATGGGCAAGACTCCTCTGAAGGAGGACATTCGTGCCATTGATCGCGGTGTTCAGTTCTTAATTGGTACTCCTGGCCGCATCTTCGATTTAATGAATAGAAGGGCTTTTACAACCGAATTTGTAAAGGTAATTGTAATTGATGAGGCGGATCAGATGCTGGAGGACCGGTTTCGCGAGCAGATGCAGTGCATCTTTAACATTGGATTCCCTGCGACGACGAGGTGTGCATTCTTCAGTGCGACCATGAATCCGGATGTGGTCGAGTTTGCAGATTCTCTGCTGCAGGACCCTGTGAAGATTCTGCTGCCGCCTGAGCAGGTGACCCTGGAGGGCATTAAGCAGTTCAAGGTGGAGGTGGAGCGTGAGGATTGGAAGTTCGAGGTTCTGCTGGATCTCTATAAGAATCTGAATATTGCACAGGCGCTGATTTACTGTAATACCCGCATGAAGGCGGAGGAACTGGCAGATAAGATGACGAGGGCAGGCTATCCTATCTCATGCATTCATGGCGAGATGGAGGCGAGGGATCGTATGACTCGCATGACGTCATTCAGGAGAGGCGAGACGCGTGTGCTAATTAGCACGGATCTACTGGCTCGCGGTATTGATGTACAGCAGGTCAGTCTTGTGATTAATTATGAGATGCCGATTGAGATGGAGAACTATATTCACAGGATTGGTAGGTCGGGTAGGTTTGGGCGCAAGGGTACGTCGATCAGTATTCTTTATGGTAATGATGTACACAGGGCGCGTGATATTGAGTCCTTCCACAAGACGGAGATGACCTCTCTGCCTGGGGATCTCAGTCAGATTCAACTCAATGAGTAGTATCGTGTCTTGCGCGTGTATCCTGTGTTGCATCTCTAGCAATGCGAATATCATGGCGGCATGTGGGGCATCGGACAGAACTCTGTAAGAGCCAATTGTCCACACACGACCGGTGAAACGTGTGATTGCATGCCGTTAGTTTGCGAACAATCTCGCCCTGTCTGAGCCTATCCTGGCAGACAGAGCAATTTTCTTCTATATCTTCTTCCAAGGTTATAACTGTTGACGCCCCATCAATAATGGTTTGTGAGGCGTGAACGGCAATGTCTTGAAATAGAGAGGATAGATTGGTAGCCTCTAGACCCGACAGATTATTTAGGCCATTTAGGCCTGAGAGGCCAGGAAGGCCAGAGAGGCCTGAGAGACCAGAAATAGAAAAGAGCACCTGGGCTGCTGTAGAAGGGTCTCTTGTTTCTCGTGCAAAGGTATTTCTAGGAGTATTCAGACGCCGACCATACTCTAACAGGTTAAAGCGCCGTTGAACCGACTGCTGAACGTATAACAGAAGATCCGGAACAGTCGCAAATCTGCTCGGCCGATACAGGATATCTGGGAAATAATTATGTATATCGTCGAGGAGACCCACATTGTACACGGTTTCATAGGCTTCCATGGCTGCTAGTACAGGTAAAAAATTGAATAAGCAAAACCCGCGAATATAAGTATCGACCGCACGCATGTCAACTAAGGGACAGATTGGCTTAGTGAATCTCCATAACACGTGCTATCTGAATTCTCTCCTGCAGTGCCTACGTCACGTTCCCGATCTCACTGTCTTCTTTCATAAGCACTCCGATGAGTGGATTCACAAGACTGAGTCGAAGGAGGTTGAACTCTGCGTTGCCTATAAGACCCTTCTCCATGATATGTGGTCTGCGTCTCCACCGGGGTGTCTGAGGCCTGCAGGGTTTGTTCACTTCTTTCGTGAGGTTGCCAAGCAGGATCTGAGGTTTGAGCATCTTGCCTCAGGGGGGCAACAGGATGCTCAGGAGGCACTTATCTTTCTCCTTGACATGCTGCATGAGGCCATGAAGAAGCCACTGAATATTAATGTGATGGCAGATCCGTCATCTCCTTGTTACGGGGCCCTAATGGCATGGAAGGAGCGAGTTGCGCCGAAGTACTCTCCGATCGTGGATTATTTCTTCGGGCTCATGGAGGTCACCGTGACGTGTAAGGGGTGCGGCTTCCAGAGTTGTAAGTATGAGGAGTTCAGCGAACTAATTCTGCAGTTTCCCGACAACAAGGATGCAACTCTGGTCGAGTGCATGAATAAGCAGTTCGAGGGGGAGGACATTGACGAGTATCAGTGTGATAAGTGTAGCCCCGATAGCCCCAAGGGCAGCCCTAAGCCGAAGCGCTACCCTGGCACGATTCAGAGGAAGTTTTGGCGACTGCCGCAGAATCTCACTATCATGCTGAAGCGATTCAATCCGAATGGGTCGAGGTGCAATGCGAACTTTACCACGGAGGAGGAGGAGGCATTCACGCCGTGGTTTTCGGAGAAGAGCCCTGAGATTAGCAAGATGGCCAAGTACAAGGTGCATTCTCTGGTGGATCACCATGGGATCGCTGGTGCGGGGCACTATGTGGCGCAGGTAAAAAGTCCCTCTACGGGGAAGTGGAATATCTATGATGACCAGTCGGTGGGGGCCCTTGGAGATGGGTCGAAGCCAATATTTGGTCGACCGAATTATATTCTCTTCTTCAGGAGGTCAACGTAAGAAAACATGCGGTCTTAGTAGAATGGGGGATACCTTACCCTTATTATTTTTAACAGAGTTAGGAAAGAAATATAGAGATCGTATATATTTAACAGTTAAACCTGGTGGAGCGCCTCCAAAATATATTAAGCAAGAAGTAAGAGATGGTAAACTACAAAAGCGATTAGGGCTTAATACAGAAGTTAAAATACTACCACCAACTACTGATACTCTTGTTATTAATCTGGACGGATCTACCACCCCGCCTATTTTTTTACAATTTTCTGATACTGAAGATTACTGGTATACGAAACAACCGATTACAATTCAAGGGGGGCAACTATACTTTGATCAAGAAGTAGAATATGTTAAACCTGTTGGTGTAGTTTTAGTCAATCCGACGCTTCCTATTCCTGCTGCACCTGCAGTACAAACTGCCCCTGTAGTAAAAAATACATATACCACACGAAACGGTGAACCTGTCTCTGCTACTACTGTCAAGGGAGCAAGAAATGCGCTATTTTCTCAGAGAACTGGATCTGGTGCAACCGCAGAGATTTTCAGACAAGTATTAGCCCAGCCCCTTCCATGGCAACCAAATGAATGGATTGAATTGGGTGAAGAAGTACGCATGGCTAATGGTGAGCCAATCTTAAAAGACGGTAAGCCCTTCATTGAATTCTGGTACATTAACCCCATAACAAATGAGTCAAAGTATGTTTTACCTGAGGGTAACAAGATACGAGATCTGGCGGTAAGTTCATCGATTGGGCAGGAGTTAGAGAAGTTGCGCAATACCTTAAGTTTGAGAGAGACTGCTGCTGTCCAGGATGCAACTCTTACCATGGCTTCAAGGATTAATAGTGCTAAGACTCTTGAAGACGCTAAGGCGCTAGCAAAGGAAGATGTGAAACAATCGTATGTTCCGAAATATTCTACTCACCCTCAAATTAAAGAGGCATATGAGCAACTTGCTAGACCTTCGGCTAATACTCCTAGAGGTAATAGTGATCCTGCACTTGAGAAATATGTAAAGATGAAAAAGATGGGAGTTCCACCTCCTGCGATTATGTTAAAAGTTAATGCAGATTCAGGACTAACCGCAGAACAGAAGGCAACTATACTAAGTAGACTACAGGCAGGAGGTCAACGTGGAGGGCTCCCTCCTGCCCCTGGAGGTCTAGGGGCAGCACTTGCTGGAAGATTGCCTCTTAGGTCTGGTCCTCCTGGCCCTCCTGGCCCTGCTAGTGCTAGTCCAACAAAACTAAATGATGCAGGCATGGAACAATTAAAGGATCTAGTTGAAACCATTAAGAGAACACCCGCCTACGATAGTATAGATCCAGCAAATGTTCATCCATTATTTATATGTACGAATGGAATATGCTCAGTAGATCAGAAATTTAAGGACTCAGTATTACAGACGGTGGTAGTAAAGGCTCAGGCCCCCATGTGTGCAGTATCTGCAGCAGGGGCAACAGGAACAACAAAACTTACAGTAAAAGACTTCATTGAAATGAAGGATATCATGGATCGACCGAGTTTAATCGCATTTATGAAATCTACATATAGTCAAAATGAAAAGCAATTCAATGTAGATATTCAAGAAGTATTCTCAACTGTTACTGCAGATGAAATTCAAGCAGCAGTAGCCCAGTATGCAGAAAGGAAGGTAGTGAAACCTAAGGCTCAGTCTACCCCTGTGAGTACATCTGAATCACCAAAGGCAAAGGCACTTACTCCAGCACAACTAAAGGCAAATGAGCAAAAGCGAAAGGAAGCAGCAAATGTAGTAAGGCCTTTTGAACATTATACAGTGAGAGAAGAAACCCTATTAAATGATATTGAAAACAGGAAACAGTCGATAAAAGAGTTAGAAACGACACTTGAAGGAAATAAAAAGGCACTGACTGAAGCAGCAAAAAAGGGATTGGTGCAACCACGCCATGTAAGGGCAATCTTAGATACACAGGCTCAACTAAAGCAGTCTAAGAAGGAATTGAATGAAAAAGAGAATACACCAGGATTAAAGGAAAAGAGTGCATTCATGGCCTCTGTATCACCTCAGATTCTACGGACTGATTCCTTTCTTGTTGAAACAGGCACAAAGGGTCGTGAAATCTTATGGGGGGAAAAGAAATTACCTGCAGGATGGAAGGTTACTCTTGATCCTGTGGCCAGAACGGCGGTCTACAGTAACGGTAGTATACAAATGCCTCCAGAAGGAAAGACCTTACCTGAAGGATGGAAGATTGTTGTCGATAATGGTGCCTTAGTATATAAGGATAGCACGGGCGCGATTCAAACCTTGCCTTCAGGTGGTCGCAGACATACTAGAAAGGAGAGGGGAACTCGTAGAAAAGGCACTAAAAACGCTAAAGGTGCCAAAGGCACCAGAGGTGCCAAAGGCACAAAAAAATACAGAAGATAAGTAGAATGAGTTCCTGTGGTGTAAATCGTTGGGGCCCTGGCACAACATGCGAGAAACCCAAGAATTCTGAATCTACGAAGGAACTCGCAGATCGGATTAGTAAGATGCAGATGGAACGTGCAAAACAGGATTCCATGTGGAGTGTACCATCTACGGAGCCTGTAAAACAGGATGTAACTAAGACAAAAAAATAGAGTTATTTCCTTACCCTTCTAGTCTTTCTATACTTTCTAGTTGATTTACGTCCTCGTACCACGTTACGTCCTCCTACGAGTCTTCTAGATGGAACACTCGCATGAGCACGTGCAACTCCCTCTAACTCTTCACGCCTACCCCTTGCATTATTTGTTGCCCAATTAGGATTATTTCTACGCCTCTTCATTTCAGTGACATACTCCTCAGCAGTTGCATATTTGTTTCTTAAAAAACTATTTGGTGCCTGCCTAGTCCAGACTTCAGCGTTGAGATTCGTTGACATTCTATACTAAGTGTAGACTAAGTGTAGACTAAGTGTAGACTAAGTGTAGACTAAGTGTACATCTTCCTAAGTGTACATCTTCATGAAACTCTGATCCTGCTTAGTCGTCCGATCCTTGAGGAACTTATCTACGTGCTCCTTCTTAAGAATATACGGGAGCGCGAAGTCCTTGATGTAAAACGGCAGATCTGGAGAATTGAACAGCCGCAGCATATTGAGTTTCTGGGCAATCTGCTCCATACAGCGCTTGAGTTCCCTCACACCCTTCTCCTCCTTGGCATAGGTCTCCATGACATGCAGAACAACCTCCTTAGGAATGCCAACCTTCTCTGCCAGACCAACCTCCTTGAGCGCACCGGGAAGCAGGAAGCGCTCAGCAATCTCAGTCTTCTCCTTCGGCCCATAGCCCTCGAGTTGCACCACCAGAAACCTGTCAAGGAGAACCTTGTCGATCTTAGTAATATCATTCGCACTAAAGACGAACATGGACTGGCTGAGATCGATGGGGATACCAGAGAGATACTTGTCCTCGAAATCAGCGTTCTGTGTGGGATCAGTCAGGTGAACCAGGAGGTTGTGGATCTCCTCACCACGTGCAGTCGAACTCACCTTGTCCAACTCGTCAAACATCAGAACTACCGACATGGACTTCGCCGCGACCAGGGAATTCACAATCTTACCACAGTGGCTACCCTCATAGACCATCTGATGGCCCGTGAAGGTCGTCGCATCACTGTCGCCACCCAGCGAGATGAACTGGAAGGGCCAATCCAGAGCCTTGGCAATGCCCTGCTTGATCAGACTCGTCTTACCAATACCAGGAGGACCTGCCAGCAGAAGAGACATACCCCGGCTCTTGGGGTTTGTGATCTTACCAGCGATGAACTGGAGGATCTGCAGTTTGGACTCCTCCTGTCCGAAGATAGCCTCGTCCAGGTAGCCCTTTGCACGCTTCATGAACTCTGCGCAGACTGCAGGGCCATCATCAACCTTGACCGGAATTGACTTGTGGATGCCGAGAGGGAGTGAGGTGGCCTTCTCAAGCCAATTGCGCATCTTGTAGTACTCGCCGGAACCGGGATCCAGGGCCTCCAGGTTGTTGTACTTGGCAAGCAACTGCGCCTGAATCTCTGGGGTGGTATTCATGTTCAGAATCTTGAACATGACCGGCTGGTCCTTCGTCTTGGGGCGATTCTCTAGCGCCTTGAGCATGCGCTCCTGCTCCTCAGGCTTGAGGGACTTGAACTGATCAATGTGGTCGTCAATGGTCTCTGTCTCGATGGGGGTGGTCATGAGTTTGAAGAACTTCTGGACGCTCTCAGACTCCTTCTTGATCTTGTAGCGCTTGGGGACCATGCGCTCATCGACTGCATCCTCGCCGCCGCCGAAGCCGAAGTTCAGCATGATGCGATTACGAGGAGGGGACTCCTCATCCTCCTCCTCATCCTCGTCCTCCTCCTCGTCCTCCTCCTCGGCATCCTCATCCTCATCCTCATCCTCATCCTCGTCATCCTCAAGACTGGTGACAGGGCTCTCCTCATCCTCATCCTCCTCAGACTCGACCTTCTTGCTCAACTTCTTCTTGATCTTCTTCTCGGCCTTCACTGCCGCATTGCGCCGGGGGTTGAACCCACGCTTGCGCCGGGGGGCAGACTCCTCCGACTCTGCATCAGAGGAATATGCAATGAGACCCCTGACATTACCACGGCTGTCCACATCCTCGTCGTCATCCCCCTTTGCACCGCCACCACGCTTCTTCTGCTTCGAAGCAGCCGCGCGGGCATCGGTCTTCTTGTCCTTCATTCTGTTCTTAGATGCAACTTTGGAGTCCATGAGTAACGTGTGTAGTATTACTATACCACGCAGGCCATTCAATTTTTAAACTACCTTATTTTACATACCGCAGTGTTTACTTGCGACCACGCCTCTTGCCACGGCGAGTCTTGCCATTATTACCGCGCATTCCAATAATGCGTCCAGCCGTAGAATTCAGATTACCCGCAGTGCCCTTGATGAAGGAGTTCGTCTTCTTCAGACCCGAGTTCGTGAACCCAGCCACACTACGCACACCTCTGCTTCCAACGCGCAGGGGGAGACCCACCAGATCTGCGACACGCCCGAATACGCCGTAGCACTTGCCGGACTTTCTTGTCTTTGCCATTCTACAGTAGGTATTTATAAAATATCTCTCAGATCCATACAAGTGAATTTCGATTTACTGGAAAACCCGGGAGCCTCCTTACCCGATTTAGCGATCCACTCATTGAGATCGGCCAGTAAAAGTTCCTTGAGAAGAACGCGGGAATGTTTCAGAACCTTTACACTGCATAATTGCCGTAGGCAAGTAATATACTCGTGGATTAACTCCTTTGAGTCAGCAGAATTCATGCTATTGGCAATGGAAGTCTTGATTAGTTTAATTGTGTGCGTAAGTGTGTCTGAGTCGAGAACATTGAGGGCAAAGAGTTCTGCCAGGAACTGACTGTAGCCCAGTCGATCACTTAGTGAGTCAGAATGCTTTGCATCCCATGTCTCTAAATATGTGCCATGGAGCCTCTTCATCTCCTCGAGGATTACCGGATAGACTTCCTTGATTTCTGCAAGTAACTTGGCATAGAGTCCGCAGAATTTATCCTCCGCGGCAGCCTTCTTGAACACCAGCAGGGTAAAGTCGCGCACAAATTCCTTCTGGTCGCTTCCCAGGATTTGCAGGAGGAACTGCTTGACGTCCTCGTAGGTTTGAAGACTGAAGACATTGAGTTTATTCAGAATAATAGTATTGAGAATCTGCTCATCGCCCTTCTTGGCGCCATTATGGAACTTGGTGACGTATCTACCGGGGGTATAGGGTGTGCCGGGACTATAGGGTGTGGGGCTATTAGGTGTAGGAGATGCCTGGAATGAGGGAACACGTTGCAGGGGTTTGATAGAACCCGGAGAATCTGCCCCATGCGGCCTCCACTTATTCGTTTGCGGTTGACTAGATTGTTTATTACGCCAGGACTGATTTTTAGGAGCCTCTTGCGTACTCCGTACCCTGATGGACTGAAGACGTCTTCTGAGTTCATCAGGATTTTTGGGGAGGGTTGGCCGCAGGGCCAGGATGAGGGGGACCAGAGGGTGGGGCGTACTGGCCATTATACTTATAGTAGTCTAAAGTTGTTTAGATAGTGCACTTTTGGTAAAAGTGCGCAAAACAAGATAGTGCAGGTTTAGTAAAAGTGCGTAAAATAAGATAGTGCAGGTTTAGTAAAAGTGCGCAAATATTTATATATCCTATAGCATGGGGAATGGACAGGCTACATTCACTTACGGCGACGAAGTAACTTCTGGGCCAGAAATTACTAAGGAGAAAAGGGAAACTACTTTCTTCGGAACCTATGAAATATGGGGAGAATACAAGAAGACCTGGGGTCCTCCCCCTATGGGATTTGGTAATCCCATAGTTCAAGCCCCGAAAACTGTAGATAGTGTACCTATCTTATGTCGATGCAGAGATATTGCTGAATTTATGAAAGATAATAATACTGTCTGGACGCGAATTTTATCCAAAACATTACCTTATCCCCCCGCATGCTGGGAGGATAAGGAGACAGTCTTGAATCCTTCAGGGGGTGATACCTATCAGGTTCATATTAATGATCCTGGATTTACTGCATACTCTCTTTCAAATAATGGTAGCATAGGAATCGTAGAAAACTTATCCGGCGTTAGTGTTCTAGGAGTACCTCTGCCTGTATGGGGGGCTGCATATGCAGCGAAACGTGTTGCAAATGGAAAAACACTAGGTGGTCGGATGCGTAAGGCTAAAAAATTGAAGCGTAAGCGTGTAACTAGGCGCGCACATCATGGCAGACGAGGACCCTCTTTATAATAACTGCATCGAGCCGCATTCTCTCTGTATGCGGGCGGCAATCTGCGACTACTGTGCTGGACCAGAGAAAAAGAACGCCTTGATCGAACACTTGTATGGTATACAAGCGTGCGTTGAACATTATCCATTGGCACAACGAGACTGCAAGGCTGATCTGGCTAGGAATGGCATGGTCAGATATAAGGACGCTGTTCTAGTCTCGGAGTGCGCCAAGGTTCTAGATATCTTAGCCTCTCTTAATGGCTTTAATGTGAAGCGGACAAGTGGTGACATTGAGTCTAATTGGTACGTCCGTTCCACCTCTGATATCTTTGAACCCGCATTTCTCACATGTCATGAGGGAGTGTGGTATATTCCTTGCTGCAATGATAAGGCAGGTACTCCTAAGTATGTTAAGAAGGGAATTCCACTCTCGTGGTTCTTGACCTCTGATCTGGGCTGTACCTTGCCTCCTGAGTTCCCTACTCTGTGCGAGGCAGCACTCAAGGTTCTCGAGCGGGGGGTCTACAAGGCTGAGTTAGACGCATATAATGCCCATGTGATTCATACCAAGCCGTCTAAGGTAGAAGAGCATCCGGCTGTAGGTAAGGCAATGATGCCTGATGGGCAAATTGTCAGGGCTCTTTACACTCCTTCGAACTTCGGTATTCAGTGATTTTCTTGGCTTCAAGATCTATAAAATACGTTTTTTGCTGCTCATAAGATACTAGTGGATGCTTGGCATGCACGTCTTCTAGGGCCTCTAAATACCAGGCCATACTGTTGTCATCGTGATTGAGGTGTAGCGTGACGCCGAATTCGACCATGAGAATCAAGGCCTTCATGGCCTCCTTGGTATAAGGTAGGCGATTTGTCTTTTCCCAGGGGGATTGTTTTCCATCACGGCAAAAGGGAACTCGGTTTTCACAGTCTCCCCCAATACTAAATCCCCACGACTGTATATGAATCATACTGGGATCTATGATCTTAGGGAGCAGATCAAGGATGTTTATATACGTAAAGTCAGTAAACCGCAGTGGATACCAGGAAATCGTGTAGCCCATACTGTATACTAGTAGATTAGATCGTCCTTAAACGCCGAGTTGTAGCCCTCTTTAATGACTTAGATGTTTTTCTACTGGCACTTCTTATTAGTACATGAGACTTACTCCTATGACCAAAGGTGGTTAACACACCAAAGTGATCTGAGGGATTAATTGGCAGACCAGACTCAAGCGTGGTTAACTGGCTCATTGAGTCTGCCTCAGATAGATCACTGAGGAACCAGTCTGAGTCTTCCTTGGATAGGGGTACCACTTCCTGGCCAATTACCTTGGACTGCTTTACAGCAAGATGCCCTCTGTATAAGATCGCATCAAAGCGATAGAATTTCTCAATAAGTTTTTGATTCCATCTCATGGGATTCAAGTCAGTATCCTCCGTATAGCCTGGATACTTATACTTATTGGGATATTTCTCGCGAAAAGAATCTCTGAATCCATCCTTCTTGAGCCTGTGAATCATTTCTATCTCGGGCCAGTCGTCTAGTGTTCCATCAAAGTGGAAATTAAAGTCTCCACAGATAATAATCTGTTTCCCTTTTTCCTTATATTCACTGAAACTTGTGTGAATCAGATCATGGATTGACTGGAGGATATCATACCGGCATCTGGAATAGTGGAGCCACTTTTTCTCTTGTCCTGGGCTTGATTTACTTCCTGCCTGACTATATAAGTTAAAGATAAGCAGATTCGGGTATACGATTGCCATGAGAGCATTCGCATAGCCTAATACTCCTTCGAGGCCATAGATATATATATCTGAAGGCCTATACTTTGAAATAAAGAATACATCGACGCCGCGGTTCCTGTTTTCCTTCTTTCCAGCATTATGCGGATAGGGAATCTCACTTGCAAAGGGAAATGTGGCAAAGAGGTCCTTTAGTTCTTCGTAGGCGAAGGAACTGATTTCTTGCAGGCAGAGTAAATCAGCGTCCAATTTCTGAATAGTTTCTATGAGAAGGGGCTTTCGTAATCTAAAGAGTTTCTTGATTGTGTCATTTTTCGCCAGGCCCCAGATATTATAGGTTAAACAGGAAAAGTTAGCAGGGATGGTGTCAGCATCCTCATATTTCTGATGATAATTCAAGGTCATCGTGTAGTTCGTATAATAGCAGTGTTTTCCTAGATCTGGACTATCCCTGTAGCCGTATTTTGCACTAAGAGGATTAATACTAAGGATGGGTATTTCTCTTACGTGGGCACTTCGTTTAGTACAGTCTTCACCCTCAGGGAGACATAGGCCCCTGGACACAGTGTTCTGTGGACAATACACGGGCGATGTTTTGGGACAGTTGACCTCTTCCATCTAGATCTAACTGCGAAATTCCCTGTAAATTAATATGGTATGGAGAAGAAGACGGCATGAATAAGGAAGATACCGAGCATCTTCTGCGGGAGTGTCGCACAGATGCCCTTCTCGACACTCTCGGTATTAAAAGCCTGTCTGGCCACAGTATTTTCTATGAACAGGCGGCAAAATGGAACACCTCGGTGGATCGACTTCGTGCCAGATCTGAGGCATGGAGACGTCTGAAGTGCGTGGATGGTGGCGCCTGGGAGTCTCATCTGACGAATCTATTGGCGAACGAAAGTATTCTGAGGGAAGCAGATCCTGCTACGGCATCTGAATCTCAGAAGGAAGAGTGGGCACAAATCCATTTTACCGGCGAATGGTCTTCTCTGAATTTTGTTCCGTTCTTATTAATTTATATCGCAATCTCAAAGATTTTTCTGGCGCCGCTGTTTGCGTGGATGATGCCCGGAATTACGATCTTCCTACCCTTTCTTGCTCTCAAATTCATCTATCGCCTTCCTATTACGTGGGCAATGTACTGGGAAGCAATGAAGCCGATGATTCTGGGAGGACTTGGGGGTCTATGTGATGGAAATGTCACTGTGACGAGCCTCCTTCAATCGGGAGGGATCCTATTCTCGTATGCCCAGGGAATGTATATTCCCTATACGAATGCGAAACACTGTTATGAGATTGACCAGCGCATGATTGCTGTCTCCAAGACATTTCACGATACTCTTGTCAGGCTAAGAGAGATATCAGATGTCTGGAAATCGTATGGTCTCCAACCCATGTGGACCTTCCCTCACCCCTCAACCTATGGCGATGAACGCCAGACCTTGGCATGGATTGCTGGCGATCCTACCTTGCTTCCTAGTGTCTACAGAGCCATTGGCCTCGTGGAAGTTATGTGTGCTCTTCGTCGGTCGACGTCGCTTGTCCCTGTGGAGTGGCTTCAGACTGGCACGCCCATGTGTAAGATGGTGAATGCCATCGATCCTCTCTTAGAAAAGGATAAGTCGGTACCCTTCACGCTCCACATGAGTGGCTGCACCCATCATGCGATCTGCACTGGGCCGAATAGGGGTGGAAAGTCAACCTTTCTCAGGGCTACTCTGACTAATTTGATGATGGCGCACGTATGGGGGATGGCATTCGCTGAGCGCTGTGTCTTAACACCAGTGGATTGGATTATTAGTAGTCTTAGATTGGAAGATAGCCCGGGCAAGCAGAGCCTGTTTGAACGCGAGGTGGGAGTCGCAGGTGAGATTTTACGGCGTCTGAGATCTGAGCGAAGCCGAGGGTGGGTGATTATCGATGAACTGTTCCATACGACGAATCCCCCTGATGCCGCCACTGCCAGTCAGATCTTCTTACACCAACTGTGGAATTCGGAGCGCATTACCAGCATTGTTTCCACGCATCTCTTCTCCCACGCTGAGACTGCACCTCTGCATGTGCAGCGTCTCTGTCTGCACTCGGAAATGGATGATCTGACAAGTAAGATTAACTATAGATATCAGGTCATTCCGGGTATTAATACTATGAGTAGCGTGCAGGAATTACTGATCGAGTCGGAAATCATAGGGTTACAAGATGCGCTTTCTTTACCGCTTAAAACATCGCCTGATAGGACAGAAACAGATGAGTGATTCACTTATGGTTGGAGTAGTTCTCACCCTGGTCTTCGGATCTGTACTCTTTTATTTATACAATCGCCTCCTCATGACGGAGCGCAAGATGAGCCTGGTGGAGGGGGTCTTAACTGATCTGAAGATAATGATGGATGCTGCACCTTATGCGACGGGCCCGCCGCCCTCCACGGCCGAGTTTGAGCCTAGTCCTGAGTATCTGAATACTATCTCCGGCCCCATCCCCCTTCAGCAGGATGAGATGGAGGAAATGGATGCAGGGGAATACCAGCAGACCCTGGAGCAGGCCCTTGAACAGGCAACTTCCGTAGAGAACCAGGAGAAGAGCCTCTTTGTATCTGGTGAGTCCAGCGAGTCGTCACCCCTGATGCCGGTGAATGTGACGAAACTCCTGCCTGATCTGGAGAGCATGTCAGTGAAGGAATTAGGCACCCTAGCAAAGGAGAGGGGGCTTTCCGTGCCGTCTGGCACGAGGAAGAAGGAACTGGTGGAACTCCTGAAGAAGGCGGCTGCGACCACGTCTACACCTCTGGAGGGCCCTCCCGTTGCTACAGGTGCATCGCTTGATTCTATGGAGGTAGAAACTATCTTATAGGTAGATGGATTCTCAGCAGTTCAGAACAATCACATATCCTGATTTCAGACCGATTAAACGGGCTGACTTCAAGGCTCTGACAAAGGACAGAAGTATTGATATTGCACCCATTCCTGACAATAGGTACCCCGACTATGCCTCAGTCATGCAGGATGCTCGTGTTGCCACCGATTACAGGACGCACTGTGCAATGAACATGGCCTCCCCGGAGCAGGGAAACGCCCTCAGATCGTGGTACCAGCACAATGGCGATGCAATTATTCAGATTTCTAGAAAGCGCCAGGGGGATCGTGTAGGCGCTCAGTTTGAACGAGCGTATACTGTTCCTCAACCTAGACAGGTGCAACTATGTTCCCCGTATGAGTGCACGATGTCGAGGAATCCTGATAGGAAGGCAATTGGTCTCGAACGGCAGGAGTCTGTGCCGGACTTATTTGGTACCTTTAATGATACTCGCGAGCAGTTATCAAAGCCGGTGGAGACCGAATACCTTACGCGCACCTTTGAGGGGGGTAGAAATACTCCCAGGGGGCGTGACTTCTCGCCCCTTGGTAATACATCGATTAAGCAGACCTATGGAGTTTCGGGTTAGGTGCCCTAGGCATCATGAATCTCTTGAGGTCCTGTTGCCCCTGTCGCCCCTGTAAAATCTGTTTCTTCATGAGACTCATCTACAACCAGAGTTACATGTTCTTCTACAGTATTTAATGTAGGGATATTCGATACTGTAATTGCGGAAAAATTAGACTTTAGAGGAGTTATATCGCCTGCGGAACTGGGAGCAGATTCTCGACCTGTAGACTTTACAGGATTTTGTAGTGCGCTCCTAACCATTCGCTTCATCTTACTATCGAGGTCATCTAAGACTAACTGCTTCAGAATTCCCTTTTTCTGAGAAATGCTTATGGCAGCATCTTCAGCGATTTTCTGTAGACGAGTATTCGTATCGGCAAATACACTCGTGTGCTCAATCTCACCCGTAATATCAGGCTTCTTCACATCAGTGAACTCCTTGAATTCATATATAAATCGCTTAATAATTAACTCAGGGATCGACGGAGACTGCTCGATTAGACGGTCCAGTTCAATACGAAACATCTTCATGAACACGAAGGCGTCCATGCGTTCATCGGGATGTAGGGCGAGTTCAATGACAATTAGGCGATTGAATTTTCCCCATGAGATTGACGCACCTCGATGAGCCTCGGATGCGCTGGCGTAGCCGAGACGATTTGCAATTGTGGTTAAGATCCCTGTGGCAATCGAGAGGCCACCGAGTCCTAGTTGCACGTAGGTCTGGATAGTGGGATTCTGGGAAATCGAATTCATGGCGAAATTTGCCGCGCCGCCAATTGTGCTGAGAATAATCACAGGAAACATGAGGCTCTGATCTCTCGTCTGATACATGCGCCCGGTCTTCTCGTGCATCCAGCGATAGCAGGCGGCGCGATCACCCCAATCGGCAAAGAGAACCTCAAGTTCCTTCGTCCACCCATTTAAGAAGCGCTTTACCTGAGGCTCTTCAGGCTTTTCCTCTGTTTTTTCTTCAGGTTTTTCCTTATTCTGATCTGTGCTCTCCATCTAAACATTACTCAGACAATCTTAGTTATGCTGGCGCTTGATATTGGAATCAAGAATTTAGCCTATTGCGTTGGAACTATGCAGGGAGAAAAGGTTCATGTGAAGCACTGGTCTCTGGTGAATCTAACCGATCTTAATCAGACACAGCAGAAGCCCATGTGCCAGTGTGGTAAACCGGCGAAGGCATCTATTCAGAGCGGCTATGTCTGTGGAAGGCATCTGAAGGGTCATATTCAGATCTGTGATGAGACGACTGGGAATCCGATTACGAAGCAGCCGACCATTCAGCACTTACAGGCATTCTTAAAACTCAAGGGGCTTGATACCAAGGGACAGAGACCGGCCCTGTTAGCCCGGGCTTCTCTTGCTGGTGTTGCACTGCCTTTGGTGAAGGTGAAATCTGTGGCATCCTTTGCAGATAATACGAGCAGGCTCCATGATGCTATCCGGGATTGGATTACGCGAGACTGGGATCACATTAAGGACGTTAAAGACATATACATTGAGCACCAACCGGTCTTAAAAAATCCAGTGATGAAGACTGTACAGATCTTAATCTTTGCCACGCTGAGGGAGCGACTCCTTGCTGTGTCCAATGCTCTAAATCAGCCAACCTTTCATTTCATCCATGCAGGCAAGAAGGTCAAGGGGGCTGCAGTGGGAGATGCAGGCTACAAGGACAGAAAGGCTGGAGGAGAAGCACGCGTCGTCGATTACATGAGCAAATTCACTGACGTTAACCAGATGCAACAGGGGTGGTACGCCTGGTGGCAGCAGCAAACTAAAAAAGACGACTTGGCTGATACGCTATGTATGTTACTTGACGCCACTGGTTGATTCATTTCCTGGAATGATAGTCCAATGACTCTATATGATAAGGGCATATCATGTCTTCATTAGTATATGACCTACTCAAGAGACTTTTACTGTATTCTTCCTTGTATTTCTTGTATAAGTCCGTGTATATTTTCGTGTACTCCCTCCCGTAGTAGAATACATAATACTCAATATAGTCTTTTGTATCCTTTTCCTTAACTGCCATTCCTTCAGCATAGATCGATGCTTGCGCAGTTGCTTGCGCATGTGCCTTCGGGTGAGCATATTTCGTGTACATCTCCTGCTCTGCTTCGATGCACAGTATACATTCGGTGGGCGTCTTTCCATCATGTATATTTTCTCGATCATACCATTCTTTCTCCCCCTTATTTACATACCGGTCACCGTAAAAGTCGTAATCTTTGAAAGGCCATGCCATTGTACGTGCATACTAGGGGATCGTAGTCAATTTTAGAACCCGTATAAGATAGAATGGCCTGGTATGATACATGCGCCAAGCCCCCGTGGCAGCCTCCAAACTACGCCTTCCAGATTGTCTGGCCAATCCTTTACCTTATATATGCGTATATACTCTTTGTCGAGCGCGATTCTCCTGCACTAACCCCCTTGTTAGTTGGTCTCGCCATGAACCTTTCCTGGGTGCCGTTATTTAGGCTTAGCACACGAGCATCTCTAGTTCTCTTGACAGGGATGGTCCTCGTTGCAGTACAGACAGTCTCAATATTATGGGCCCAGGATCAGAAATACGGACGAACAGGCCTGGCAAGCCATGCCATTCTCTTTAGTCCCTATTTAGCGTGGATTTCCTTCGCCTGGACACTGAATGCCTATATAGCAGTGACGTGTTAGGACGCCCAATGACTATCAGCCTGTTCTGTCTCCGATCTAAGACACTATTTCTCTATATACTATATGCGTGGAGCAAAAGCCCTGTCCCTCGGTAAGCCCGTTACTACGGCCCAACTTATTATCGCCGGCCAAGGCACAGTCCTATTCGATGCCTCAGAGGCTTGCACTCTTCGCTTCACTGATGCGTCTGGTGAGTCCGGCATTACAGTGGAGTTTTCTAAGAAGGATGTGCAAGCACATCTCTTTCCCAGTTTGAAGCCACTGATTGACGCGGACAATACCAAGGGTCTCTCTACTGAGAAGGGGGCCTATTATTGGGTGAGTCTTGACACACAGAATCTGCGGATTCTAGCAGGGATCGGTGAGCCGCGGTTCGGAACTGGAATATATTCATATCACTTCGAGCCGGCCCAAAAGGCATTTCTGGAGAGTCTGACCACCGTGAAGCCGCGCGCCCTGCAGATTCGCACCATGTTGCGTGACCCTATTACAAATTCCGTGCCTTTGGCTGTAAAGCCTGTAGATGCGCTCACCATGGATGATATCGCTTCTGGGGCCTACATGCCCGTGGCGAATCTGAGTCTCACTACCCAGAAACTGTACAATTGCATTTCAGGCAAGAAGTTTTCTCTGGCCACCCCAGAGTTTCCAGACTTTGTGAAGGCAATTGAGTATAGTATTGTAACGCCTGGTCACTGGTGCTATGAGCGCCTGAAGGAGAAGGCGAATGAGTTTGGTAAGCCGAATCCCGAGGAGACCTATCTTCGTATCACGCTCGGCGAAAACAACGGCGAGTCTCCTGGGGTTCCCTATGTCATGGAGATTTGGCCCCCAGGACATTTCTCACCTATTCATGATCATGGGGGATCCAGCGCAGTAATCCGCGTGCTAAGTGGCTCAATTAACGTGAGCCTGTTTGCCTTTCTGGGCGCTTCTGAGGCATTTGCTACGTCAGTATTTAAGAAGGAAGATGTGACATGGATTAGTCCCTCGCTGAATCAGGTACATCGGCTGAAGAATGCTAGTACAAAGGACACCTGTATTACGATCCAGTGTTATATGTATGAGACATCTGATACGAAGCACTATGACTATTTTGATTATCTGGACTCCGATAACAAGGTTCAGAAGTTCGAGCCGGATTCTGACATGGAGTTTCTGATGTTCAAGCAGACCATGCAGGCGGAGTGGGAGCAGAAGACCGACGGGCAGTCCAAATGCCCCTTGGTCTAAGACTTGTAGTTGACTGAAAAAATGAAATTTTTATACGATCGACTCTTAGGCATGGATCCAGTCATGCCCTTCGGTAAGCACGCGAATAAGCCTTATGAGGAGATTATGAAGAATGACATTTCCTATTGTAATTGGGTGTTGAAGCAACCGAATACACGAGGAGGGATGAAGGCATTCCAGGATTGGCTGAAGGAGAGGGCCAAGCGGGTTACATGCGAGGCATGTAATGGCACAGGGCTGGGGCATTTGATGTAGGGATTATTTGATTAAGGATGGCTGCTATCGGTTACGACGTGTTCTTAGAGTTCTGGAACCACCTTTAGAACCTTCGCGTAGCGCTACTTTATTATTTATATATGGCGCCTGCGGTAAGACTGTTTTGTACACAACTTGAGATAATACTGGATATGTATTTATAAATGTTCCAATAGAATATCCTTCATCTAGATATGATTTTATTAACTGTTCAAAATCTGCATACGCTGTTTTTTTGGCATCAATAACACTTTTCGCTGCTGCTTCCTCTTCTCTTCTATAATGGGGCTCAGCAAGAGGATATGTATGTGTTGCCTGTACCGCAGCAACTGCAGCCTGTTTTAGTCCCGCAATAAGATTTGTATAGTCTTTCTCAATAATTTTGTAATCACTCATTTTCTATTAAAGCGCATGATTTATTTTAAGACATGCTCTAAAGCCCGATAATATTCCGGGATCCTTGTAATTTCAATCACACGAATAGTATACTAATCCAACTCATATCCCTTTACATGTCTCTGTGCATAACAGTCTGGTGAATAATGTCCCTCGCGACCACAGCGGTAGCATGATCCCTTTTTTGTACTAGACTTCTTCCCGCATGATCTCTCATGAACTCCGCACCCATATTCGGTTGTGAAGGTTCTATCACAATACTCGCAACCCCATTCATCTTCATCTAATGACTCATCATACTCGATCGTGTTTCCGCTAACATCCGTTTTTGCGTAGCAGTCGCTAATAAAGTGCCCTGATCGTCCACACTGCAGGCATAGATCCTTCGCCCCCCGAAGTTCCCGCTGTAAAGCATCTCGCTGTGAAGCATCGAGGTCTATCTGTACATAGGTCCCACCACGCACCTTATCAATCCCATATCTGGACATGTACTCCTTTGTCACCTTATCTTCCTCAAAGGCGCTCACGCCAGAAATAGTCTTAGTAATGGAAATGGGCTTATGTTTCCTCGTCCATGCAGACCCATTGCCACTGAGGTGTTCCCTGAACCTACTCTGAACATCGCTTGTCTTGCCAACATAGTACTTCCCACCCTGTAACTTGAGAACATACACTGTGGACATTATCCGTGATATTTAGAGGGCTTTATGCTCTCCTCACTCGAATAACCCTGTCGACGACTAGGGTGGGGATGTGAAAATCCCCATTGACATGCCTCATCTTCGGATAATCATAGATAGTACCAATGTCTAGTACTCTTACGAGCGTAGAAACCCCATCGAGGATGAAGGGTATAGTATCGCCGACCTTCAGACTAGTCAGCCCCTGCGCAAACTGATGACGCGATATGGGGTGATACCACTCATCGGATGTATTCAGACCCTCTCCCCAAGCCAGAATCTTACTATATGTCTCTGCGCTCGCGTAGAGGGTATTGGACATTATAGCCACCATATAAAAATACGTTTAGGTATTATACACTACAGGTTGAGTTGCTTAGATTTCATTTAAATCCATACGTTTACCCTTGATCAAATTACACCGCGCATGAGAAACCTGGCAATTATCATCAGAAGAATCACCGCCCAAAATCCAAGGGATAATATGATCCCCATGGTACTTGTGGTTAGGAAGAATAGGCTGATTACATTGGGCGCATTGATTTTTCTGGATTGCTAATTTACTCATGATTTGATTACTGGTAAAGGATCTCTTAGGAATATCCTTACAGTATTTCAGGATAAGAGTATCTAACTCCTTTAACATGCGCTTCTGAAGAATTCCATTACGCCCAGCCTCATCACGAAGTATAGTAGTAAAGAACTCCTTCTTTACTTCGTTGGCTAACTCAGAACAGATCCGTTTAAAATTCTCAGGCTTGGGGAAATGATATACCAGGCGACCAAGAAGGAATACTAGTTCAGTCCCACGATGGGCAGATTGCAGAATTATCTTACCTGCAGCATCGGTAAAGCAATTTGCTTCAGAGAGGTAGCCGAGATAATCACTCGCCTTCTTCAGAATCTTTAGCCACTTATCTGCATTTTTATGTGTAGTATCTTTGATATCAGCAACCTTATCGCCAAGGCATGCTGTTTGCCAACGCTTGACGAGGTTTTTCTTTGATGTGAAGTCTTTAATGTGCGATTCTGTCATATCGGACTCACTAATAGCGAGTATAATCTGTAGAAGTTTCTCGCCCTCTCCCCTAACAGACTCATCCTTGGGGAAAAGTTGGGATTTAAGGAAGTGCTTAAGTGACGGATATAGGACCATCATGTTAAGATCACGGATAATAGGAAGAGCAAGTTCGAAGTCATTCAACTTCTTACCGCTGTTATTCAAGCGGTGCCAGAGAATCTTCAGACTATCCTTATCATTGGCAGTCTCAGGATCAATGATATTGATGGTAAACTGATAATTGAGAATCTTGTTGCGAACTGCAAGGGGTAACTCGGAAAACCGTTTACCGAGATACTCCTTGAGTGGGCTAGTGTCATGCAACTTTTCTAGCGCAAACTCTCCATTAATGTATTTGATGACTGCTTCAATCTTATGAGCGCCATCAAATACATGATCATCTAACATTTCTTGCTCCTCTATATCAGATTCATGTTGATAAATATATATAGGAGAACATGCCCACCCCCTTACAACCGTGTCGATAAAGTCCGTATTATTTTTAATATCCCAACAACTCTTGCGTTGAAATGGCGGACGTGTAATTAAACAGGGTCGATTTAATTGCATGGCCATGCATCGATCTGTTCTGATCTTTAGACTGACAGCAGATTCAAGATGAAATTCAGGCATGACGATAGTTCAAGGTTGGGCATCATCAATTTTTCACCCATCATTGATCCCGGCTCGCTTAGAATATTTCTAACGCGTACTTAGATGACTGTTACAAATAACGTAAATGCAGAGAATAAGAAAATAAAGGCCTTACTTGAAAAGAATAAGAAAATGCTTGCAAATCTTGCTCCTTCGCCTGCCCCTAGCCCTACCCCTAGCCCTGCTCCTTCTCCGCCCCCATCTAGACCGACGACCCCTACGACACCAACACTGGCCAGGCAAAGACCGACCTTAGGTTCAGCAACGCCATTTACACTTGGTGCAGTTGGTGCGCTTGGAGGAAGAAGACAGTCAAGACGTAGTCTTAAACGCTCTAAGAAGACACGGAGGTATCGCAAGTAACCAGCCAGTTCTTTATGAGCAGAATCCCATCGATAGTCTTTTCAGGGTGAAATTGCACTAGGAGAGAATTCTTATAACTCAGCATCATTGCCTCCCCATGATAGGAGGCCATGAGATTGACTGGCGGGCCTATACGTCGACTAACGAAATACTGCAGATGATTCCTTAACATAACTGTTCTTATAGGCATATCAGTAAAGAGGCCTTGCGATCTGACTGCGGGAGGAACTGTGAAATAAAAGAGTTCTCGCCGCCGTTTGATGCGATTGCTCAGTGGATATCCTAGACCGACTAAGACACTCTCCATGGAATAGCAAATCATCATAAAGCATTTCTCTTTTAGTGCAAGGAGCCCGAGGGGTACCTGCTTAGACTTGGGATCTTTGACATAACATGCACTGCCGGAAAAGATCCAGTGCTTGATTGGCGACTTCTTAATATAGGTATATACGTCACATTCATTCTCCTTGAATCCATTGATAACATGGGCGGTATGCCCGAGAATAGTCAGCGCCTCGGCAATATACTTGCACCCATCCTCCTTACTATACATATTTACGACCCCGATCTCCATCTTATTGTTAGTATAAAAAATTGAAGGCCATCTAAGGGCTAAACCTTAGCACAAGCCTTACTATGAATAGTATTACTGGCATTATGCAGAGCCGCATTGATCGCGCAAACCTTAATACTGAGAAGTCATACATAAGGCTTCAGACAGTGAAGGGTCTGCTTACATACAAGCCTGTGGGTCGCTTTATTCGATCCTATGGCATGGGCTCAGGGGATGGCATGACCGTTCATTGGGAGTTTAACATGGACGGCAAGGTAACTACAGAGGGTGATGCCATGTGGGGCTCGGTCAGTGGTTCGGAGTTGGCCTGGTTTATCGAGGATACTGAGGCCAACAGGGCTAAGGTCGCTGCTGCAAGCATCAGCGACCACCGAAGCCAATAATGGCTAAGATCGCTACACATGCTATCAGTGGAGCAACCAAGTGAAAAAATTGAAGCGCCCCGTTGGTAAAGGTTCATAGTACCATGGACCTTCGCATATCCAGTATTTGCAGTGTTAGTAACATCAGTCAGTACCGTATGGCTAAGAGCATTTTTGGAAATGCTTTTAGTGATACGTCCTTTACCCGCGCCGACATGAAGCAAGCGTGGCTCAAGTGCAATATGGATCACTCATTTGCACTCTACTCCAACGATATAATGGTCGGCTTTGTCCTCATTCAAACGGACCCAAGGTGTCACTATATTAGTTATATCGCCATTGACAACGAGTGGAAGGGACAGGGACTCGGTACTGCCCTAATGAAACATGTCATGGAGAAGGCTCTGAGCGAGGGTAAGTCCCTGGAAGTTGTTCCGCTACTAGAGACTATCCAGTGGTATAAGAGTCTGGGGTTCAAGCAAATAAGGAACCACCTCTATGTCTTTCATCGCCATGGAACCAGGCGGCAACTCAAGGGTATTCATTAGAAGAACTGATGTCGCACAATATCCAATAGGATATACATATATGCCTGCCCTATAGAAATCAGGGCTCTTGAAATAAGGTGTAGCATATAGTGCAAGGATCCCTAGAAACACCATGGTTGCTCGAAAGATACTTTTTTTCTGACTACTTTCTTCAGGAAATGCATTATCCTCTAGAACAATTACTAGAGATACTAAGAGTAGCGCAAGACATTTTTCTAGACTATCTGTAAGACCCTTATACTCTATACTCTGATATGTTAACGCTAAGGTAATCAGTGGTATAGGAATCATGGATTTCCAGAAGTCAGTATCAATTTGCTTAACAAAAAAACAAACAGGTATGATCAGTACTAGGAAGAAAATAGAATGCTCTGGATTTAGAAAGAAAAAGAGGGTCATAAATACTATGCAGAGGGTCTTAATATACTCGGAATACTTTACTAAAACAGGATGGTGTGTATCAAGGAGATCATCGGCACCTTTGAAAAAGACGCCTGCTAGCAGCGCGGTGGCCTCCATTAGTAGTAAGCCGTAAATAGAATTTAATCAACGAGCGCAGGAATATTCCATACGGTGGAACATGTTGTCCAAGGACTTTTTGCGAACGTTTTTCTAAAAAGTTCAAAAACATTCTGTGCGGCCAAAAAGCCGGTTTAAAAAAGCAGGTTGAACGGAGAAGCATGAGTGTTAGCATAGAAGAAATGGCCTCCGCCGCCTCCGAACTGGGACCCCCTATTTCCCTGACTACCGATATTGGAAACATCGTTGAGGTAAATGATCTGAATGACGACCTGGGCCTGAATCTTCTTGCAAACCAGAGCCGTATTAAGGTAGATACTGCCCCCACCTTTGGCTCTTCTCCCATTCGCCTTTCTGTTCCAACTTCCGACGTACATGAGGTAAAATTTGATACACTGGAGCCAATCGACCTGAACGCAGTAGGAGGCGGCATGACCGATATTCCGGCTTCCAGCAATCTCCCTGAGATCTCCATTAAAAAGGAGTCATCCCCCTATACGAATTACCAGTCTTCCTCATCGTCTATCTCTCTTACACCGGCGCCTCCGAGGGACTTTGAGAAGGAGAAGCAAGAGAAGGTGGAGATTCTCAATAAACTCCAGCGCCTGGAGGCCAAGGGATATCCGGTGAGCAAGCGGTTCACCATGGATAACTCATACGAGGAAATCAAGCAGGAATATACGAGACTGGTCGATGCCAGGAATCTTGAGGGGTCTCTAAGGTTTCAGCGTCAGATGCTCATGGGTGCCATTACGGGCATGGAGTGGCTGAATGACAAGTTCGACCCCTTTGACATTAAGTTAGAGGGCTGGTCAGAGTCTGTGCACACGAATGTGGAGGACTTTGACGAGATCTTCGAGGAACTATATGACAAGTACAAGGAGCGTGGTAAGATGCCTCCTGAGATGCGCCTGATGATGGCCGTGGCGGGCAGTGGCTTCATGTGCCACGTGAGCAACTCATTCTTTAGGAGCAAGATGCCGAACATGGAGGATGTTCTGAAGAGCAACCCGATGCTCGCTAAGCAGATGGCGCAGGCGGCGGCCTCCCAGGCTGGCCCTGGCTTTGGCAATTTCATGGGGATGGCAATGGGGATGCCTCAGGGCCAAGGTGGGCAACAGCAGCAGATGCCTGCTAGCGCCGCTGCCGCAGATCCTCCAGGGCCTACTGGTGCCTTCTTCGGTAACAATGCCAGATCGGCGCCTAATCCTAGCCCTGCTGCCCGTCGTGAGATGAAGGGGCCTTCTGGCGTAGATGATATTCTGAAGACCTTCGAGGAGGTGCGTCGTGTAGAACTAGAGAGCATGGGTCGCTCTCCTCCTCCCATCAATACCGTGCAGCAGCCGGCAATGGTGGCAGTCTCTGAACTTCAGAGCGTGGCGAGCGATGAGTTTAGTCAGGCGGATTCCTCGCGCACAGGTGGCAGGCGTAGGGGCAGGCGCAGCGCCCCGATTGGAAATACTGTAAGTCTGGATGTCTAAGTGTTAAGTATTAACAAATAATCTCTGTAAAACCTTTTCATATTGCTTATGTGTTGCGACTGGTTGCGCCACACCTAATTCAATAGGCTTTTCTGACTGTTTTTTGATACGATCTGCCTTATCCTGTAAATTTTTAAGAATAGACTGTTCTTCTGGGGTTAGGGCCACAGCATCACCAACAGTCTTTTGCTTAGAACCTCCAGAACTCTTTCCGAAAATATAGAGACTACTATTTTCATTAAACAGATAGGCCAGACACATGATTACCACTGTACCCATCCAAAAGGACATAATAAGATTACGAGTTGCCATAAAAAAGATAACATAGATGAGGCCTCGGCGAACCATGGGGGTGTTTAAGAATTTCTCTTGCTCCTTCGATACTTCAAAGGGTAAGAATCGACCACACATGTTTAATATCAACATCGCAAGAGCAAGACTGTAGGGGGATGAAGATACTGACATGACTGAGGCTTCGAAGGGCCCTGAGGCTAGTCCTGGCATACTCGCAGGGCCAGGTAAAGCCATCTAAACACTTTTTGGAAAAAAGTGTAGCACTTTTTAGAAAAAAGTGCACAAAAAGCCCTTTGAATTAAAAGATTCAAAGGGCCGCTTGTATTTAAGAATACCTAGAGTGTTTGGTAGGCTTTTTAGAAAATGGCCTCTAGATGATCTGTATCATGTTGACGGTGTAAAAAAGCACAGCAACTGCTGTAAGAATCCCTACCTGCGATGACCACTCGGCTCCCAGCCAGATAGTAAACAGTAAGATCATTCTCCATAGCGGTATCGACCAGAGTGCAACCATTGTTGACGGATACGGCGTCCGGAGGGAAAGAGCCTCAAAGGAATTCCACCCAAACAAGGCTAAGACCATGAGAAGGCGTAAGGCAGCATCAATATATCCGCTAGGTTCTTCCTTCCCACTATCCATCTTACTCTCATCCTCTATTTTGTTCCACTGGAGGAACGAGAAATCGACATGGAATTTGAAGAATTTGTTTTGGGATCATTGTTCTTATATTTCACCTGATCCACTTCCTTACTCACCGTTCCAAGCGGCGTCTCCCCAAGTGCCTTCTCTACAAACCAACGGGTCGGATCAGATACAATCATCGTTTCAGATGTCCCTGTGAATCCCTCCTCCTCTTCTTCCTGCTTGTTGAGACGGGCATATAGAGTTACCACAATTGTTGCGACAAGAAGACCTGTTGGCCAGTCAAAATAATATACGAAGGCAAAGGGCACGGCATATAGTAAAGATAGACTTACATAGGAATCTAGAAATTCAAGAGACTTCCGGGGAGCAGTTCCAATAAAGGCGCCTAATAAAATCATGGCAAATACCGTCAGAATTTTCATGGGAAATAGAAGCGTGCTGTGTGCATTTGTCATCCATTCTTCAAGGCTATAAATGATCTTCTCAGCCTTCGCAGTATTAGCCTTTCGAGATGGCTTAGGCGACGAAGGTTTTTCGATAGGTGTGTGAACTGCTGAATTATTCGGAGTTTTCGGTGAATTGTTACTAGACATCTATCTTCATGTAGAGTTATTTATCGAGTAAAATTACAGTCTACCATGGTAGAAGAGCGATGGAGTTCGCTTCGATAGATGAAGTGTTCCCCCCTGAGGAAATGCAGGCAAAAAAGAGACCTGTTAGGCTGCCACCTACTGATGCAGATCGTCCGGCTGTCAAGCGGATGTCAGACATAGAGCCAATTCGCAGGCCAACTGAAGTTCCCGATGAACTCTTAGATGCCAGTGAACAATTCGAAAAGCGAACAACTGCTGGACGAACCATGCCCTCTCCCAAATCTATCACGGCTCTGGAAACGGCTAAACTACCCTCTTATTTCGGGGCCGAGGCGTTCACGAATCCCAATGAAGAAGTTCTCGCGCCATTCAATAATAGTCGCGATGAAAAGGGATTTATGTTAGACACAGACTTTACTAAAACCTTTGATCAACCGGGGCTAGGAAGGGCGGGAGGCACTTCTCTGCCTGTGCCAGAATTAAGACATCGCTGGAAGCACATGTCGAATGATCACGTCGAGACGTCATACGTTGAGCAGAATACCAAGGCTCCAATTGAATCAAGCGATGTGAGATATATGAAATCCAAGATTGATGCTCTGATTGCGCGTCTAGATGATATAGAAAGCAGGGCTGCAGGGGCGAATCCTCAACTAGAATTACTCTCATTTATTATGACTGGTCTCTTTCTCATGTTCATGGTAGACCTCGCTGTCAGAAAATCCGTGACGATGAAAATGAAGTGACACACTTAGGTCACGCATAAAAGATCATAGATGATAGACAAAAAAATGAACATGGATAACAGAGCATAGTCATACATGCCGTGTCAGCCATTCAATAAGCACCTTCTGTGGAAGAGCGCCATGGAGCGTAGTGCAGAAAAGAATAGGTCTTTACCTGAGAGTAAACCCCCTATGAATCTCCCAAAGATTAATTCGATCACGGGCCACTTCAAGGATGAGTTTCCTCCTATTCGCGATCAGTTGTCTGATAAGACCATGAACGAATCTATTGCATACTGGCGGGCGGTGGAGCATAGGAAGTTGCTCTATAGGATTGAGCATGCCTTGGACTATTCTTCTCTAAAGAAGGCATCTGGTTTAGATAGTTCACGTGATTTCAGTGTAGCAGGTGGATTAGATGCAGAGTAAATTCGAGAGAGAATTGCATCACGATTTACATATGTCTGATAGCCTGCGTAAATTGATGGAAAGATGAAAATAAGGGGAACGTGAGAATATGCTTTTTGTTCTAGGGCATATCCTAGTCCTAGGCCCAGTAAGATATTCCGTGTAGGTCCAACCATGTAATGCGTTAGATGTTGTATCTGCTTAATAGCGGCCATTTCGATAAGATACTCTTATCTAGAAGAGTTTATATACTCCGAATAAACTCCCACTGTAAATCTCTGCAAATCTTCTCCCAGATCTTATCCTGGGCATAGAGTTTATCGCGGTTTTTCAGAAGGGGGAAGCAATGCAAGAAATCATCTAACTCCAGGAGTTCGCATAACTTATAGAGGACATAGGAATACGAGAGGAAATTGGAACGATCTGAGGGGCAATGTTTCTGAAACGAGGGCTGGATTTCCTTAAATAAATATCTGAGTTTTTCTTCCATATCACGATCCATGATTGGCGCAGTATTCCCATTTAGCCTGCTCATAATATGCGGGACGTGCTCATAATAGGAATTATACTTGAGTTTCTTCAAAATCTCACGAATCTTTGTTCTGGATAAGGATCCCGTTTGAAGCCTTTCTTTTTGAATTTGGGCTTCAATATGTTCAAAGACTTCCTCAGGGATTTCCGTCGATTCCTTAGCCTGGAATTGTGCTAACCACTCGTTAAAGTGATTAATGCGTTTATAGGCATAATAGGAAATCTCACGTGGTGGATCCTTGTAACTGGGCTTGTCGCTGTCCATGAGAATCAGTTTGTGAAAGCCACATTCCGGGCAAGAAACGGTGGCGTCGTTAATGGAAATCTTCATGTCCTCCCCGCAGGCATCGCACACAAAGGACGAATCATGCATAGTATTTAGGGTTTGACGGTTGTAATTCGGATCTATACGCAGCAGATACTGGTCGAGTAAGGCATCGCGGCGCAGGGTGTCATTCCCACTCTCTTTTCGCTCCTGTTGCATGGTATTGGGATGGTCTTGTCTGGAGGCAGTGTCTAGGGCTTCGAAAATACTCCCCGGTCTCGCACGATCGGAAACATTGACCACGTTATCGGCACCCTGGTTGATCCGATCCTGGATATCATAATAATTAAAGAGGATCTCACCGGTGTTTAAGAAATAATCTAGTGTGGCAGTGTCTTGGTTTGCATTAGTGATCTCTTGCTTGATCCGATGAATACCCTGTTCTAGGCGATACCGCTCAATCTGATCCGTCTCACTGGCATAGGCGTCTATGAGTTGCTTCTGGCGTTCATGGAGGGTTTGAGCCTGGCCACTGATATCATAGAGTTTGGCCAGGGTGTGCCGATGGAGGCTGTCGAGAGTGGTTCTCGCTTCAGGATTTGACCGTTTGGATGGACGAATTTTAAAGAAGGGGTCCGTCATATTCCTTACTTCCTATGCTTCCACCATTGCCTTTAGCCCCTATGCCCCCGCTATTGCCTTTGCGCGTTTTGTAAAACTACGCCTCCCGGCCTATTTATGGAATTTACGATTTTTTCTCGTTTTCAAAATTTTTTTTCTCTGGAGGAGGTATAACAAATGACAGGTGGTGGCTTAATGCAGTTAGTTGCATACGGTGCTCAGGACGTGTATCTGACGGGTAACCCTCAGATTACCTTCTTCAAGGTGGTGTACCGTCGCCACACGAACTTTGCCATGGAGTCCATTGAGAACCCCTTCAACGGTTCTCCTGGCTTTGGCCGCAAGGTGACGTGCACGATCCAGCGTAACGGTGACTTAATCTACCGCATCTACCTCCAGGCCACCCTGCCCAAGGTGACCCTGCTGGCTGCCGACGGTTCTGGTGCCCAGTTCCGCTGGCTGAACTGGGTGGGCCACAACCTGGTGAAGAGCGTGGAACTCGAGATTGGCGGTCAGCGTATCGACAAGCACTACGGTGACTGGCTCCAGATCTGGAATGAGCTCACCCAGGAGCCTGGCAAGCAGGCTGGCTACGCCAAGATGGTTGGCAACGTGCCTGAGCTGGTGAACCTGCTGGTGCAGGGCGGTGAGAACTGCGACGATGCCTGCGCCGGTGGTGAGCCCAACACCAGCAATGAGGCTCTGTCCTGCGCCCCTGAGTACACCCTGTACATTCCTCTGCAGTTCTGGTTCAACCGCAACCCTGGTCTGGCTCTGCCCCTGATCGCCCTGCAGTACCACGAGGTGCGCATCAACCTGGAGTTCAACGACCTGCGCAACCTGTGCTTCGACCAGAGCCCCCAGGTGTCCAACCTCCACACCATCCGCGACCGCGTGGCCGCCGCCGGCCTGGTGGCTGCCTCCCTGTACGTGGACTACATCTACCTGGACACGGACGAGCGCCGCAAGTTCGCCCAGGTCTCCCACGAGTACCTGATCGAGACTCTGCAGTTCACGGGCGGCGAGTCCATCACTGCCTCCTCCAACAAACTGAAGTTAAACTTCAACCACCCTTGCAAGGAACTCATCTGGGTGGTGCAGCGCGATTCTTTCGTGTCCTGCGACGACAACGTGATTGCCCCCTGGAAGGGCCAGCAGCCCTTCAACTACTCCGATTGGTGGGACCGCGCCATCCTGGAGTCTGGCTACTCCCTGACCCGCGTGGAGGGCCTGGCCGGCAAGAACCCCACGGTGTATGCCCTGCTCCAGTTAAACGGCCACGACAGGTTCCAGGGTCGCGAGGGCCGCTACTTCAACGAGGTGCAGCCCTTCCAGCACCACACCAACGTGCCTGCCACGGGTATCAACGTGTACTCCTTCGCTCTGCAGCCCGAGCAGCACCAGCCCAGCGGCACGTGCAACTTATCTCGTATTGATAACACCACCCTGCTGGTGACGGTGACGAACAACGCTGTGGGCACGGCCACCTCCTCCACGGTGCGTGTGTACGCCACGAACTACAACGTGCTCCGTATCATGAGCGGCATGGGCGGTCTTGCCTACTCCAATTAAACGTTCAAATCCACCCAGTGGGTTTTTTGGCATGTTATTTTTCTGTGGTAAGTATCTACTATTTCATATCCATCTAGTATACTAGATGAATATGACATGATCTTCTTTATAGCATCTGAAAGATCCTATAAACAAGTAGCGGAACCTAGTTTCGATCTAGGGACTTCTGGGTACCTTTTTCTATGAGCCCAGCGCAATTCCTCTTTGCTATTCCGCTTTCCAGGACCATGGTCCTAGATCCATGTATCTATTAGACTTTAGGCCTTTCACTCAAACACCGCCTCTAAATGCGGCCCAGCCTCGCTCAACATGGCCTCTAAGGCCGCCTGCCTCCTCTCGAGAGGCGAACCTCTTAGTTTCTGAGATCGCCGTTTCCACCACCATTCGAACCTCAGAGCCTCTCGCTTATCTGGAAATCCCTTAATGTAACAGACTCGATACCACCCTCCAGGGACAGTGGAAGTCGCACGCGCGCCCCCGCTCTGAAGACCATTATGCTGCGCTAGCCTACGGTCAACATCGATTGTTGCGCCGACATAGGTCTTAGATGGCGCTTCCACTGTGGCGAGCAAATAGACGTACCATGGCATAGTCTATCTTAGACTATAGGTGTTTAATTGCCCATTAAGAATAATCTAGCGACACGAGTCCATTTCCCCAGTCCCTCTAGATATCCAAGGCAGTCATCATACTGAAGGTAGCGTCCACACGACGCTTACGGAGATAGGCCGGGTCCAAGGCATCTAGTGCTTCTTTACTCTCATTGCTAGTGAGAATAATGACTATATTGCGATAAAAAATAAGATTATCAAAGAAAGTGGCCCAGTTAGTCTTATCACTAATCGGCACTGCAATCTCACGGTGCCGCTTAACGGTGCCCTCATGAATAGCATGAATCATCAAATTAATCTCTTCTAAGACAATGACAAGCGGTGTATGCGCCTCATCACGATTACGGAGTTCACTGATAAGATTACCGAACTCGTCGCCTGGATCCGTGGGGCGAAAGGTGTTAGTATAATTCGCTCCAATTTCCTTGGCGACCATATAGCCCACCGAGGACTTGCCGGCGCCCGTGACACCCTCAATAAAAACAATGGCACGCTGTTTAGTCTTATACATGCGCACTATTTCAGCAACAACAGGCCCCTGTTCGCCTATCGGTACCATGTCCGTTACATCCATAGTAATCGGTGTATACCAGAATGACCGATAGGGGCCATTGCGTAAGAAGACCTTGATGAGTGACTTCTGCTGTGTTGTGCTAGTGGTATTTGTAATCTTTGGCGCATCTGTATCTGCCGTTAATTGCTCAAAATATTTTGCTGTGGTTATAATCGTGATTTTTTCTTCATCGATGTAATCTGGATCCTTGAAATAATAGCCGGCGCAGTTTGGACCGATAAAATAACCGGTCTTAATCATCTTACTTTTACGATAAATGAAACTACTGTTATATGTGCCGGTTTCTAGACGTTTGACCAGTTCTGGATACTTGTCATTATTGCCGTGAATCACGTAGCGCCGAATACCCATGACCTGTAGGGCACAGATGATTAGATCGGTCAAATAGGTTGACACGCCATAAAGAAAAAATCCGAATACAACTTGTATATAAGAGGGTTGGAGCATTATATACGTCTATACTGGAATACTTTAGGTTATAGAGTAAAGAATCCTTAGCGCATTTATATATCTCTCCTATAGATGGTTGAACTAGCAAATGTGGGAAATTACAGAGCAGTAGAAGACTGGTGGTTTTTACTGCCGGCAATTCTCTTTGTCGATGTAGTAGTTATTTTTCTGGTAAGATTTTTCCCTGCTCGCTTTGGAAAGCCAATCAACGATTGGTATGATGATTTTGGCCTAGCAGCAGTCTTATCTGATGTAACTATAATCGCAATCGGAATTGCCATATCCCGGTATCTGTATAGTTACTTTTTCATGGAGAAAGAGGGTTGGCACATGAGTTATTTCATCGGCCTTGCAGTTGTTGTGCAATTAGTGCATGATATTGCATTTGCTTACGGCGTAGTAATGCCTATTCCCAAGGGGGTCAATAGCATGATCGACATCTTTAAGGAATATGTGAAAGGAGGCCCTATCATTTTATTCGTAGACGCCCTTATGATAGTGGGATCAATTCTAATAGGCGCTGCATTAAAAAATCAGGATGCTCATTACACAGTGAGTGGATCTCTGCTTACGGCATATGCGCTGTCTTATATCTTATTCACGAATGTGAATTTTACGAATGCGCCCGTACCTCGCTCCTAGAACAGTGGTGTAGATCAGGGGTTACAAGACAGTATCCATCTGAATCACAGATGAATAGTGGCTGCCTATAATTCAGATAAGGATTTGCTAGAGGGCGCAGTCTGGCCTTATACCTAGGGCTTATAACAAAGAGCAGCGCTAGGGGGGCGGTCATCAGGGAAAACATGATAAGAAATACTGTCAGCATGGATGTGCCACCTATGCTTACACTGTTCGATTCAAATTTTTAGTTGCCTTGTGCTAACATAGACGCCTTACGCTAAGCCTTGCGCTAATGCTAGCGTTAAACTCTTTAAAAGAACTATAGGAACATATGAGTTCATGGCTGCAACGTTATATCCCGATTCCTAACTCTACGACTATGTATATAAAGCATGATGCAGGATTTTTCTCCTGCTGCTCTATACGCCTTGACCGAATTATACAGTACTTCAATCGCTACAAGCGACTCCCTCTAAGTGTAAACAGTTCGCAGTCCTACCTATTATATAAGCCAGATACTATGGATCCTAAGGAGGATATAACCCCTGTATATTTTAAGACTACGTCAGATCTACTAAAGTATGCACGCCATGTTACCTACGACCATGAATTCCAGTATCTGAACTATAAGAGAATTAACTTCAGAGCATTAACACCCTTTATCAAAAAATACTTTGATCCCTCAGAGGAAATCCAAACCTCTATACATGCAATTGAGACAAAGTATGGGCTACATGATTACAGTAATATATGCGTACTCTTTTTTAGGGGAAATGATAAGGTTACAGAGACACCTGTGGCACCCTATTCTGACTATGTTGTTCGGGCTAAACGCCTCCTGTCAGAAAATCCTTCCTTACGATTCCTAGTACAAAGTGATGAGCAGGAGTTTATTGATACCATGATGGCTGAATTTCCAGATTCAATCTATTTTAAGGATGAAACGCGCAGGATACCAAGGTCTATAGATACAGTGGATAAGGCGGCAAATGCAAAGAGGGATAATTTCCCCTTTTCTAAGCAGTACCTCGCGATTACCTATATCATGTCTAAGGCTAAGCATCTTATCTTTGGTTCGGGAAATTGCTCCATTTGGATTCTCTTGTACAGAGGGAATGCAACTGGAGTTCAGCAGTTTCTAAAGACGGAGTGGGTCTAAGTTTAGAATAGGTATGAGTTTAGAATAGATCTAAGTTATATAATGCTACACTCTACTGTTGAGTGTAGCATATTAATCTTTCGCAGGATGGGTTCAGTAGAGGCAGGGGTGTCAATAAACTTATTCTCTAGATTTCTTATTCCCCTCCTGATCCAGTCAGGAATAATTGGCAGATTCTCAGGATCTCTCATAAAGCGACCCTTATGATATACTGCAATAAAGGTCCATTCTCCATTAAAACTAGGGATCATTGCAGTATAGATAGAATACTTATATCCAGGGGTTCTCATGCACAGGTCTTCTACCAAGGTTTTCATCATCTTAATGTTCTCAGTATTCCATGGGATATAGAGTCCCGCATTCAGCACAAAGCCACCCTGTCTAACCTTGACATATTGGAGGGCGCGGTCGAGAAGTTCTTCCCACCGCTGCTTTTCAGGTTTAGGGTCAGTCAAATCAATAATTATTCCATCATAAACATCTGCCAAGCGCATAAACTCCCATGCATCCTCATAGTTAAGTGTTAGTCTAGAATCATCAAATGCTCCTAGAGACCATTCCTTACCATGTTTAGTCATGAATTCTACGAGAGATTTGTCATGGTCGACCATGGTCACCTTAGTGACCGTTGACCACCGAAGGACTTCGCGCGCTGTGGCACCCTCACCACCACCAAGAATAAGAATTTTTTCCTTGTTCTGAAGCGCATCCATTATAGGGTGAACAAGGGCATTATGATAAATAACCTCATCCCGTGTTGTACTCTGTAGAGTAGAATCTAGGAAGAGCATCTTTTTCCATTTATTTGTATGTAAGATATCCACCTCTTGCTTGCTAGTATGTATATGCTCAGAACCGGTCTTATAATACATGTATGTTCGCTCAACCCCTTGATCGGGATCTTTTTCATGGAATTCATTCACGCTCTGAATTTTGTTTAGCGTTTGCTGACGCTCCATGCTTAAGTAAAGGGACACGCATTTAGACCACTATGAGTCGCTACCTAAGTAGCAAAAGGGCCTAAATAGTTTATAGATTGTTCTAGGTAAAAAATTGAGTAACTTTCCCGGCTTAGAAAAGAACACACCTTACCTCAGAGATGGCCACGAGTAGTAATTCTGAAGTCGAGTCCATTCTCGGCATTCAATTTAGTATTTTCAGCCCAGACGAAATTGAACGCCGCTCTGTCGTAGAAATCACATCTAATGCAACCTATGAGGGCAATGAGCCAAAGATTGGTGGTCTCTTCGATCCCCGCATGGGCGTCCTGGAAAACGGGAAACAGTGCAGGTCATGTGGCCAGTCGAACAATAACTGCCCAGGACACTTTGGCCACTATAGGCTCGCCAGGCCCGTGTATTACATTCAGTTCCTTCCTATGATTCTAAATGTACTGTCCTGTGTTTGCATCAATTGTTCTCGCCTGCGTGTGGACAAGGAACTGCGCTCCAGCATCAAGAGTAAGTCTGGTGAGGGGCGCTGGAAGGAGTTACTGGAGGCGTCGAGTAATATCAGCAGGTGTGGCCAGGAGACTGAGGACGGCTGTGGTACCAGGCAGCCCAATCGCTACAAGCGCGAGGGGATTGCTCGCATTGTAGCAGAG